CAGCGCGACTCGTTCGTGGACTGCTCGACCAGTTCGTGGCTTGCCGTGGCTGGTGGACCGCAACCCTTCAACTACTCTGACGACTTCTCGTCCGACGGCATGATCATGTCTCTGCTATCGCAGGCCAGTGGCACCACTGCCACCAGCACCGCCGCCACGAACACGCGGCCGCTTGGTCCCGCCCCTACGTATGACGGCCAGGGTAACGACAATGCAACGGATACTCAGGGTGCCAGAGAGTTCGAGTCGGGCGTGAACTACCTGCTCGCGAAGGTCATTCTCAGCTCCGGTGTGCGCTGCGAGGGCAAGAACCCGGTGGAGGTCGGCAAGCTCCAGCTCAACGGCCAGGACCGCTTCACGGAGCGCGAGGGCTCCTACTTCGACCGCGTGCAGCCTTACCAGCACCACAGCCGCACGCCGTCCACGGGTATCAACTGCTACTCGTTCGCGCTGCGCCCCGAGGAGCACCAGCCGTCCGGCACGTGCAACTTCTCGCGCATTGACAAGGCTACGCTGCAGCTGACGGTGTCGCTGAACACGGTGATCAGCGCCCGCACGGCCCAAGTGCGCGTGTATGCGCTGAACTACAACGTGCTGCGCGTCATGAGCGGCATGGGCGGCCTTGCCTACTCCAACTAAACTTGGAGCGTTATCTACCATATATTTGTGTGGTTGTAGTGTCTTATAAATAAAGACTTCTATAAGAAATACAGACGTAATTCTTATTGAAGACAGTATAAACACATAAAAAATTTGACGCGATAAAATATTTTGTTTTTTGTGTAAGAAAGTATGTAAATGCAGTTTATCAGTAGAATAGCAAGACAACATAGGGAGAGAAGAGAAGAACAAACAGAAAAAGCGTTTGAGCCTATAACTGAAGTTCCGGAAGCAAAAACTTATGTTAGTATTATTTCAGACAGAACGCATCCAAGATCCACTTGTAACTATAGAGATTTGGTATACTTGAATAATAAAGACCTAATAGAACCTGAAAAAAATTTATATTGCTATAATTCGGCGATCTGTAACAACGACGAAACTAATTATAGAATGTTTTATCGTGCTGGAAAGGAGCCAAAGGGTTATTGCGACAAAATAGCAACTTGTTTGCTGGATTCTGACTTCAAAGTTATCAAGGAAACTAATACATATATCGATTTACATTCTAATTGGGGGGAAAGCGTAAATACGTTAACGTTAAAAAGGATAGTTCCTTATAAGTTCAAAGATGGAGAACATGTAGAAGACCCAAGAGCTGTAAAATTCAATGGCGCGTGGTTTGTGTTTTACACTGATGGTTGTAAGATTGGCGTTGGAAAGATTGACTTAAAAACGTGTAAAACTATCTATTCGCACTACTTAAGTCCCTTTTTAAAGCCGGTACACATGGAGACAGACGGACGTGAAAAAAACTGGATACCTTTTGTGTCAGGCAATAATTTATACGTGATGTATTCAGAAAACCCTAGAACCATAATGACTTGTAACGATACTGGCACGAGCCTTGAAATTGTTAGTTATAAAAGAACAAAATACATAACCGAGGAACATTGGTACTATGGAAATATTCGTGGAGGAACGCCGCCGGTTGTATACGACAAAGACCACCTCATTTGGTTTTTTCACGCCCAAAAAGAGTTTGAAACTCACGTTGGGCTAAAAAGAGTATATATGATCGGTGCTTATGTGTCTAAAAATATATTTCCATTTGACGTAGTTAAAGTCAGCACATCCCCTTTGCTGATTGGGATATCGTCTATGGCAAATCCAAGACTTTCTCTTCAAGACTATGTTGTATTTCCATGCGGAGCTATAAAAATAGACAACGGGTGGAAACTTAGTATGGGAGTAAATGACTACGAAACTGCGTTCTTAGACGTTTATGAACACAATTTTATATGGAAACGTATTAGGTCGTATTCTTTTTATAAACACGCCAAAGATTCTCGTCCTGAACAACAAAAATCTGATAACCTTTTGACAAAAGCAGCTCCTGCGCTTTCTTCGTAGTATCCCAGTTGGTATCATCAAAAACCCAATAACCGCCCGGCTTTACCTTGTTCCAGTAAAGTTCAACTTCTGCGCAAGAAACTTCTTCACTGTGGTTGCTATCCTGGTGAAGAATATCAATGCTATGATCTTGAAATTTATCAGCAACATCTACCGTTCTCATCTTCCAAAGTTCAACAATATCAGATACCTTGTGAAACTTCATAAGTTCAGTGGCTCTGTTGTAAATTAAATTATAATCTAAGTTACTCCACCAAGCATCATTAGCGGGCGAGTTGACGCCTTCCAGAGAAGGCTGTGGTGCCCAGGCATCTATTCCAATTACCTTAGCGGATGGGTTCACTTTCTTGCTCGCAAGAGCTAGCGGAAGTAAGCTCTTACCGGCAAACACGCCAAGCTCTAAAATTAAACTAGGCGTGGTTTCTTCAACTAAATCAATCATGACCTCTGCCTTTTCTACAGTACACCATCCGTCTATCGATGGGAATATAGTATCACAAAGATTCTTTATTCTCTGCATTTAGTTTTATAATATAATTAACTTATCTAAATCAAACGCAGTAATAATTGTAAACTACATGATTCTTTTGAAGTATGTTTATTTTGTCCACACTGAATGCCCGCCGGGACGAACGCATTTAAAATTGTGATCCTTTAATATTTGTTTAATCTTTTCGTAGTTACAATAGTCGTGGTAATCTTCTTCAAACGTTATCATTTTAAAATTATCCAAATAATCTATATTTTCATCTATAAATTTTTCTAAGCAACCCTCGCAGTCTGCTACAAGCGTATCAAATTTAAGGCCGGTTTCGCTTATGATTTCCTGTAAGCTTTTTCTTGGCACTACATATGCCTCACAAGAACACGGTTCTTCTCGGGTTCTAGAAGCAATTCCAGCTTGTTGAAAAAATAAATCAGTCTTAGATACGACTCCATTAAACAAATGAGGATTACATCCGTTGCGCATCAAATTGGTGTAGAGCTTATTAAAAATAAGTTTATCGGGTTCAACCACAAAATGGTTCTTCGTATTGTTTAGTTTTTTGTTAATGCGGTAAGATACTAGACCGTATCGCCCTCCTAATTCTAGAACAATATCGTTTGGCGATATAAATTTGTCTGCTATCATTTGTTCGGTGGTTTCGTGCTTATCAACATCAATAATTTTATCATTTTCATCATAAAAAGAATGGTTATAATCTGCGGCATTGAAGCTTGTTAAAGACCCAAGATTGTCAGTATCTTGAAAAACTAAGCCGGTATTGCGAGCATCATTACCAGTTACTGGCAATTTATTGTTCAGGCATGGGTATCTTGTCCCATTCCAAGAATACCACACATATTTTCTAGGTATATGACCAGCCAAAATTCTATTCTGAGTGTCTTTTAGCATTATATCTATGTGATATAACCCAGTTAAAGTTTTGCCACGACTACCGTGAAGAAAATTTTTATAATCCCAGTTTATAAGGGAATCGAAGACCTTCTGAGCCCCACTAAGTGTTACTGTGTAGGCGTGAGTACACCAAGCCGATTCAGTTGTTACTTCTTTAACAGACGCACTATTTGTATCGTATCTTGAACTATCTAGCCCATTTCCTATATATAACAGATCGTAATTATTTGGAGTATGTTTTAAATAATGTTCTGATAATTCATTCCACTGGGGATGAAAAAAGACATCGTCCTCGAATATAGTTGCTAATAATATTTTATTATCAATTATATTCCTTAAAACCATAAGATGCGATAATAGACAACCAATCTGGCCGTCTGAAACTTCCCAATCTATTGGCGGATTATTGAAAATATTTAATCCTTTTATAAGCTCACTTGAATACAACGAATCTACACCTACAGATAAACGAATATCCTTGAAGCCAGCGTTTTTTATATTTGTAAGCGCATATGTATATCTTTCAGCTGAACGTGGTAAACTTATAACAAATGCCGGAGCGCTGTATAGTCTTTCCATCTATAACAATAAGTCATATAATTTTTTACGTGTATTTATCGCACCTATAGCGATTTATATGAGCTAGTCCAATAAAATTATTAAATACCATTTTTACCGAGTATACAGGATACAATGACCTGTATAAAATTTGTGTCAAATAGTTTTTGAAGGTGGAAATATAAATGCCCGACAAGACGCGCCGAGTAATTGGAAGCCGTCGCCTTGTGTGGAACGGTAGTGCCGAAAAGACGAGCGGTGGTCTCCGCAAAGATGACTTGGAACAGAACAAGTATGGGCGCATCGTGTCAAAGAAGCGGAGCCAAACCATGAAGAACAAGCATTCGGTTTAAAACTTGGCTGCTAAGACTAGTATGGACCCTTTGAAAGATAACAAAAGCAAGGTAGAAATTCTGGAAGTCATGGGAAATGACCTGACCGTGGTAAACGCGGCTCGCGTGTCGTTTTCCAAAGAAAGTGCCGTGTTTGACGAGAAAGATTCCAAGCTTGTCAAATACCTTGCTACACACAACCACATCAGCCCCTTTTTTCACCCTCAAATTCGCATGCGCCTAAAGATGCCTATATTTGTGGCGCGCGAATGGTTTCGGCACACGGTGGGGTTTGCTCGCAACGAAGTCTCGCGTCGCTACGTGGACACGCTCCCCGAGATCTATGTTCCAACAGAACTTCGCGAGCGCGACAAGAACTTGAAGCAGGGTTCTAAGGAAAACGCTATCGCAGACAATGCCGAAGTAACCAAGGTTCTTGAAGATTGTCTGACCAGTTCAGTCGGATGTTATCAGTCCCTGCTGGATTCAGGCGTGGCCCCCGAGATGGCTCGCCTCGTTCTGCCTCAAACCATGTATACGGAGTTCATTGAAACCGCGTCGCTTTACGCATATGCTCGGCTTTGTAAGCTGCGACTTGACCCGCACGCCCAAAAGGAAATCCAGATGTATGCTGAGGCAATTGGGGTTGAACTGCGGAAACACTTTCCCGTTTCGTGGGACGCCTTAATGATTTAGAACGAGCGATCCAAGTTTTAGAAATGCCGGAGTATATCGTGGAGGCGAAGACGGTACAGACTGCCGCGATTCGCACTCTCAAAGAAGCTTTGAAATGCATTCTTGTGGAAATGAGCCTCATTTTCGACAAGAACGGGATTCGTATGGTGGCCATGGACAACACGCGCACGGTTCTTGTTCACCTCCGCCTTTACGCCGAAAAGTTTGAGAAGTTTGCCTACAACCACAATGTGCCCAAGTTCGTGATTGGTGTGAACACCGACCACCTTTACCGCATTGTGCGCACGGCCACCAACGACGACACGATCACCTTTTACGTGGACACCGCGGACCCTAACTCACTGGGCATCCTGCTCGAAGACGGCGAGAAGAAGCAGGTGACTCGCTACAAGCTCAATTTGCTGGACCGCGACGAGCCCGATATCCAGCTCCCCGACACCGAGTTTTCCACGCACATCACGATGCCTTCCCTGGACTTCCAGAAAATCTGCCGCGACATGACTCTGCTGGGGGCCAAGACAGTAGAAATCAAGAATGTGGGTTCTTCGCTAACCTTTGGATGTAAGGGTCACTTCGCATCTCGCACCACAATTATGGGCGATTCCGAGAACGAGTTCAGTGTCAAGAAGAACACTACTGACGAAATTGTGACGGGCAACTTTTCGCTGCCTCACCTGGTGCTCTTTACGAAGTGTACCAACCTGTGTAATAACTTAGATATTCATATGAAGAACGATTGGTTCCTGATGATCCGCTACGTGGTGGCGAACTTGGGCGACATCAAGTTATGTTTGATGCCCTGCTCCACTTAAATATGTATTCCATGAAGCGAATATAAGTATAAAGCAAGCTTTGAAAATAGTTCCAGGGCGTAGCAACCCACCATAATGGTTTCAGCCAGAACTAAGGTGGTCAAAGCGTTGTCCAAGGTGGTCCCAAATATGGAACTGAATAGTTTGGATAAGTGTTCGGTGGAAGGGGAGTGGGAAATAGTTAACTTAAGTTCGGCTGCCGTGAAAACACAGACTTTCAGAAAGATGTGCTGGGCCCATACAGAAAACAAGCAAATAAAAGTTGATAGTTGAAACTTCCAGGATGGATATATGGTGTGGGCGAACACAATAGAAATTCCTAAGGCCGAAGCAAAAAGAACGTGAACCACCGCCAAAATGTGACCTAACACTTCTCCGTCGCTGGAAATCCAGTTATAGAAAAATGTTACCAAAATTCGTAGCCATTTCTCCATGAAGGAAATGATTTCTTCTTTTTCCATTATTACTTAGGGCGGGACTTGTGGGGCGTATACGTAACGTCGTCGCCCAGCTTGAAGTTCTGGATGCCGGGATTCAAATACGTATTTTCCGAGACGGTGGTGGTCGTGTTCCAGATCTTGATGATAGAGAACGGGCCCTTTGGGGACACCGTGATTCCCACCAGGGTCTCCTTGCGATCTACCAGGAGCTGGTCGCTGATACAATAAACCATCATGTCCACGAAAGTGCTGTGAATGTTAGTCGACTCAATCTTCTTGGACCAGGCGCCGCCAGCCTCGTTCTCGGCAGCGTCCCACAGAGGCTTGAACCCCTGGCGCATGAAGAAGAACATTCCGGACTCCCAGGCCTCCTTGGAAATGTTGTCCACGATGGACCAGAACTGCTGGGGCGTGGACATGTCGGCGATCTTGATGTAACTTTGGAGCGAGTAGTCCATGCTCGTGGGGTCGTGATACCACAGAATCCACGAGTATTGAAGCTTCTCCATTCTGCTTTATGGCAAACAAAACCTTATGAGAAACGGATTCGTTTTTAACATACACGAAATACCGGAGATAATTACAATGGGCTTCACAATCGCACAAGTGTATGAAGCCCGTTTTGGGCCCAAGTTGCCCCTCCCCAAATCAGTTCAGGATAACATCGCAAAGTTGAGAATCACGCCCGCAGTTTACAAGCCGGTGCGACCGGCGCCGAGGCACGCGCCCCGGCACAAGCCTGCGATGCCCGAGAACTGGCGTGAGAAGGTTTTGGTAGAGTATGTTCGCAAGGTCAAGGAGTACGACGACCCCGAGTATTACGAGGTCTTTGCGATCCTGAACAAGATCGCGCCACCTACTCTGGTGGAGCTGAGCACGGAGATTGTTCGCTTCATCAGCGCGCGCGACGAGCAGTTTCGGCTGCGCATCGTGACACTCTTGTTCAACAAGGCGATCAGCGAGAACGTGTTTGCGGCCGTGATGGCGGATTGTGCGGTCAAGCTGGTGGAAAGCGTGCCCGAGGTGCGCGAGGACCTTCATGCGCAAGTGGAGATGTTCCCGAAGCTTTACAACATGACTGATACGCTCGTGTTTCCGTCGGTGAGCGAGCCGGGATTTGACGAAAAAGTCATTGCGTGGATGAGGCAGAAGGACAAGCGCCGGGGCTTCTCAAAGTTCCTGACGCAGCTGTTTGTGCGCGACCTGATCACCGAAAAGATGATTCATGGTTCGCTGGCGCAGATTGTGGCGGATCTGAATGATACTGCTCGCCAAGCCAAGACTCCGCAGACGGAGGAGAACACCACGCACCTAGTGGACTTTCTCTTTGAGAGCGCAAAGGTTCTGCCGAAGACCGCTCGCGACATTCGCAAGCTGATTTCGGAGTCTTTGGGAAACTTTCTCAAGATTCCGCGCCCGGAGCTACCGAGCCTGTGCATGCGCTCGCGATTCCGAGCCGAGGACGCAGTGAAATGCGTTCAGTAAAAGGTTTTACAAAAAAAAGTCTAATACAAATGGCTCTTCCGTCTGCGAGCGTAATGATGCGCGCATCGCAAATTGCGATTGACGAGGACAAGCCGATCTACCTCGACTACTTTCGGGATAGCGTAGAAAAAAAGTGTTGTATCGGGGTTCAGGATTCTTCAAAGTTTTTGGTTAAGTCTGACAGCGAGTATACCTCCACGATCCAGAACGTTTTTAAGTGCGAGAACTGTTATATCGTGGCGACCGAAAACAGTCTTTACGTGGTGTCCACCGACATTCCCATTAAGAAGATTCTTTCAAGCGGTAATACCACTTCCGAGTAACATGCTCAGCCCTTTCCGCTAAAAAGTTTTTTAAGGCTTCTTTGTTGCGAGGCAGGCTTTCCACTTTTTCGTAGTTGTATTGCTCGTTATTTACATCCGGATCGTTTACGTCTTCGGAATACCGTTTGCGAAAAGGATACAGCGCAAGCTCGGGAGGGCCCTCGATTCCTCGCATGTCTTTTACCGTGTGGATGAACTCTTTTACGTCAGATAGCACACCGTTTTCAATCTCTTTATTGGTTTTGAGCGTATCGGAGCGCCCAAGCCCAATCGAGCCAACAATAGAAGGGTTCTTTTCCAAAAAGTCTTCGTCAAAGCACGGATCGTAGTCGCGACCTTTCAAGCAGGACTTGCGGGTCTTGTTACACGATTTAATAACCTTGCCCTTCGTCATTCTGCTTCCCCGATTGATTTTAGAAGGGGAAATCAGCGATACAATTTTTAGGGGGGCTGTAGTTTTGTAAACTTGAATGTCTTTGACGTTTACCCAGTGCTTGGAAGCGCCACCCGTAAACGGATCAAAGTAAAAGAACACGTTGTATTGGGGAGGAACGCAATACGACCCTTTAACTTTTACACCTTTGAAGTCGGTATCTGAATCTTCTACCACTCTGAACAGCAAGGTGTTTTTTGGAATGGTTACCAGAGTAACCTTCTTGTTCTTGAACAGAACCATTGTATTTTAGACAGATATAGATTTAATCAAGTAGTATGTTGTTTCCACCCCCACACTACTTGCTTTTTGAGCCTTTGAACGATGTAGAAACTTTGAAGGCTTGGGAAGGTTACAAGGAAAAATACGGAAAAACATGTGAGTTTTCGGTAGTGGACGCGACCGAAATCAACTCGGTGGATTCATTTGCTCCTTGGTTTGATAACTGGATTTCGCAAGTTCCGGAAAAACGAGGCACCAAGTACCGGATTTTACTGGTGCTTCATTCAGAGTTCCTGACATTTTCGTGCCAGCAAATGCTGAGACGGTATTTGGAGCAACGTTCTTTCAAGTGTCGAGTTTGGTTTCACGTGGAAGACCCAACTGTAATCCAATCGGCTATAATTAGCAGATGTATTGTAAAACGAATGCCGATTTATATAACCGAGCCTTTAATTAAGTAGTTAGAATGGATGTTCGCGTGTTCACTGACGGGGCCTGTTCCAATAACGGCAAGATTGGAGCAAAGGCTTCGTGGGCCTTCTGGTTTCCAGAGCACCCCAAACTGTCAAAGGCAGACAGAGTTCACGACGAAAAGATACAAACAAACCAGAGAGGTGAATTGACTGCCATTTCCAAAGCGGTTGAAACTGCACTCGTTTCTTTTAATCCTCCAGAAACCAACCTGCTCATCTTCACAGACTCTACGTATTCCAAGAATTGTTTGACTTTATGGCTTCCTAGCTGGATTCGCAAGGACTGGAAGAACACGCAGGGAGCTGCGGTGGCGCATCGCGACCTTATTGAGAAAACGGCTACTTCGCTGAGCAAGTTCAAGTCTTTCTCAATTTCCCACGTAAAGGCCCATACGGGCGGCGAAGACGATCTTAGCAAGAACAATGCGGTTGTGGACAAGATGGCTACCGAAGTCCTCGTTGGTCCTCCTTCCAAAGAAGAGGTAAAGGTTGTCAGCAACACCCAGCAAGCATTTCAAGGCTTTCCGCTTGCTTTGATGGGTCCGCCGGTTTCCGAGAGTGCTCTGGTCCAGTGGTCTAGGGAAAATCTGGATAAGCTGGATCCCAAGTTTCTTGCTACGGCCTTGCTGGGAGCTCTCACTAAGACCTTGAAAGAAAAGGGGTTTGGAGTTCAAAAGCAACGACTCCACCGCTCGAACATGTATCGCCTGGTTTCCAAAAACCATTTAATAGCAGAGAAGTCTGTTATCATAAAAGAAGAATGAGCGTGCGAGCCTACTATTTTTGGTCACCTACGTGCGGGCCTTGTAAGGTGGTCAAACCGAACATAGATGAATTACGGGGGGTTTTTAGTAGCGTTGACTTTACTTACATTAACATTTACGAGGACAGGGAGGGAATTGCGGAGGCGTTTAAGATTACGGTTGTGCCCACTATTATGGCGGTGGCTTTTGATAAGGACGGGGATGTTTTATATAGGGGGAAGCATTCTGGGACAGACATGCTGGGGTATTACAGAATTCTCAGAGCAGCTAACCAACAATTGTCGAAGTAATCAGTTCACCATTCCTGTAAGCGTCGCAGACAAACTGGTCTTCGTCGTTTGGAGGAAACGACTTCTCTACCTGCTCCTTGCCCCCGTTCCTATCCTTTTTTGCTGCAGACGAACTTACGCCGGGAGTAATAGTAGTCTTTACGTTCTCGAACCGCTCGGGCGCTCTGCTTGGTAGATTCTGGGGCGCTGCGGCATTCACAATGGTGAACGACAGGTAGCCAGCTAACATTCCAAGAGACCAGGCCAGAACAACTGTTAGGACCGCCCCCCAACCGCCAGGGAACCGCTTACTAAAGTAGTAGTCCTTGAGGCAGCCCTGGCTCCACAGAATAAACGCCTGGAACAAGACGATAACGATGGGAAGAACAGATAATCCAATATTGCGATCGGCGGGGCGCTTGGCGTCAACAAAATCGGCGAGGATGTACATGAATACCGCGGCGGGCAGAACAATTCCTTGGGGCAGATAGTTAGATTCTAAAAACTCAAATCCGGGCACGAAGCATCCCTTGAAATCCGCCCCGCCTCGCTGACGGCGGTCGCGGTCACGCCCACGATCCCTGCGGTCTCCGCGGTTGTCGGGTCTATGAAGCGTGGGTCTTCCACTGGGTCCCAGAGGAACATCGGGAGCAAAACTTCCGGTGCTTCCTTTCCCAGGCTGAGGACCGCCCAGCGAAGGAACGTTAGGAGGTCTTTCCCCGGGCTGAAGGAAGCTAAACGAAGGAAGCTCCCCCTTATCAGTACCAAGGCTGCGATCTCCAGTGAGAAAGTCGGCCAAAAATCCAACCGCAAAATTTACTAGGACGGAACCAATTCCCACAAAGCTCGCAATGGAGTAGCGGAAATCTTGGTTGATGGTATCCACGATGAACCCAAAAAGAATGATGGAGTTGGGCATGAACAAAATCAAGTTCTTAAAAAAGTCGTTGAAGTGCGAAAGAAACGAGAAAGACGACTCGGAGCTTTTAGCGGCTAAAGACGGATTCAGCGACGTCGTAGCAAAATAGGTTAGAATCGCGGTAAGGACAATGCTAATCGGGATAGTGACGCCTGCCGGGGCAAAGAACGACACAATGGCTACCGAAAAGAATAGACCAATGCCTGTGAAAATCCACCATATCGGATCCATATTATTTAAGTAGCAGATACAAATTAATAGAAATGAGTGTTTATGGCTCATCTACTTCATGGTCGGGTCGCTGTTCCGGGGCTTTGCAGAGCCCTATCAACCTTTCCCAGTCTTCCGCTAAGCCTTGTGACTTGCTTTGCGAACTGGTAATGGACGACGCTTATATATCGCAGGCCAACGTGATCATTTCTGATGAGGGCATGATTCTGCAGAGCACTTCTAACCTGGGATCGTGTAAGTTCAATGGCGAAGGCTACATGTGCCAGTCTTTGCTTCTAACTCATCCCAGCCACCACACAATTGAAGACATTCAGGCGGATGCCGAAGTCGTGGCTATTTTTACGAGCCCGACCGGCAAAATGTTATGTGTGAGCTCTCTGATTCGGGTCAACCCCCACCAGAACAGCGCCACCCACTTCTTTAACTCATTCGTGCCTTACGGAAACCCGAGCGTGGCCAGCACGCCCGTGAATCTCGGGGAAAACTGGAGCCTGGCAATGATGGTTCCTCCCAGCGGCGCCCACTTTGTCTACGACGGGTCGCTTGTTCTGCCCCCCTGTAACCCCACAACGTGGGTAGTGTTCAAGGCCATGATTAATATGGATTCCAACGACTTCGCTCTGCTAGTGAAAAATGTTATACCCGGCTCTCGCCCCCTACAAGCCCTGGGAGATCGCGAAGTTTTTTTCAACGACGTGACCCAGCTTCCCGGAGTGCCGTTCCCCCACGACAACAAGACCTATATGAGATGTAAGCGCGTTCCCCGCAAGAACGAAGATATTAAACCGGTTACGACGGCTCCCCTGAAAGAAAACATACAAGTCCCGAACTCTATCGCAAAGTGGGCTACTGGCGAAATAAGCAAGAATGGTATCCTAGCTTTACTTGACGTAATTTTGATGATTCTGGCGTTTGGGATGGGCACTTACTATGCTTGGACGATGAGCGGTGATCCAAAAAGTTTACATCTCGTTTCTATTTTTCAGAGTGGCGGTCTTTATCTGAGAAGTATGTGGCCCTTTTCTTTGGTTTTTAGTTCCACACCGTAGTGCCTTCGTCTCCCTCCTCGTTCCAGCAAGTTTCAGCATTCTTCTCTTGCTCGGCAGCCTCCTCTTCAGCGATGCGCTCCTCAATCGTCTTCTCGCGACGAACCTTGCGAATCTTGGGCTTGACCTCCGTCCAGCCCTCGTCCGTAGAAGTCTGCTCTACAGGAGCCTCTTCCTCCTCATACTCCTCATCGGGCTCTACGTAACGACGCTGGTTTGTAAAGCGGGGCAGACGGAACTCTGTGAAGCTCTCCGTCTGCTGGGCGATTTTCTCAATCTCCTCCGCATCCTTCCACTCGGTCGCCATAACCGCAAAGGACTTCTTGCCTACCCACTTGCTTTCAGCCGCCGCAGTATTCCCTAGTTGGGGAAAGGCGTGGTCGCTGTTAACATCGGGCAGGGCAGGAGGTGCCTCCACGGGTTCCGGCTCCGGCTGGTGCCGGGGCACGTAGCGACGCCCGCTCCGGTGAGGAACAGGCGGTGGCGCAGTCCCGGGGTTGCGCATGTGAGGCGGAACATACTTGCTCGCCATCTTGTCTGTATTCTTCACCATATTTTTCACACGAAATCCGTTTTTCAAAACCAAAAACGAATTACACATAGTCAGTAGCTTTCAACTATCAATATAATGGTCCTGGCTATTTCCATCTCGGTAGCAAGTGCCGTTTCCGAACTAACGATTCCTCCCAAGACGGTCGACGTGCTTGAGTGGATTCGCAAGAAGTATAAGAACACCGGTATCCAGTTCCAGGGAAAGATCGGAGATCCCCTGAAGGAGACGAACTGGCTTTCCATCTTCGCGTGCCCGTCGGACGACGACGAAAACATTAATCAGCACACCCTGCCTTCCCCGTTCAACGAGGAGAATTACTCCGGCCCGATTGTAATCTTGTGTTCGGAATCGGAGGACCAGGATGAGTACGACGCCCCTGCTTCTGCTTACGTAAACTTGAAGCCTGACCACTACGAAACTCTGTATCAGGAGTGGACGTTTGCCGATGGTGAAGATGACGACGACCAAGTAAACGAAGAAGAGGGAGAGGATGGGGAACTCGAAGTTATTCCAGATGATGAGGATGACGATGAGGAAGATGCTGGAAACTCTCGGCCCACGTATACGTCCAAGCCCATCCAAATTCGCTCCGAGAACGTGTTTGTGGAATGTGCGATTCGCGAGAAGATTAAGGAAAACTTCAATGAAATTTTAGGGGACGAGGAGCTTGCCGACCAGCTTGAGGAATCACTGCTTCACGTGGTAAGTGACCAGGCCATCAAGGAGAACATGGACATCAACTGGAGCAACCGAGTGTTTTGGAACATGTATTGTAGCCGGGCCATTTCGCTCTATGAGAACTTGAAGGGAATGGACAGCTATGTTAAAAATTCCGAGAACTGGCTTGAGCGGCTCAAGAGCGGGGACATTTCGGTAAGGGCGTTTGCCGAAATGTCTCCCGTAGACCTGTGTCCCGTGCGATGGAAGGCGGCTATTGAAAAGATCATTGCGAGCGAGAAGAAGCTGTATTCCAAGAACGATAGCGCATCCATCTTCATGTGGTGCTCTGCGTGTAAGAAGAAGACGAAGTGCGACTACTATCAAATGCAGACGCGCTCGGCTGACGAGCCGATGACTACATTCGTGAATTGCCTGGAGTGCGATAAAAAATGGAAGTTTTAGAGACAGGAGTTGTGTTAGTAAAAATGCGCAACACAATGCGCGCGATCGCATCCGCAATGATTGTAGTAGGACTTGTTCTGCTATGTGTCGGGTTAACCATGACCATTTTGCTAGTTTAAAGTTTTAAGAGTGGACGTTTTGATCTATCAAATATGAGCAACTCAATAAAAGGTTTTTTGCTTGTAGTAGTTGCTATAGGAAGTGTTGTTTTTAACATTATGATGTTTCTATGATGAAGGAGTCGTATCTTGCGCTATAGTTACCTGCTTAGGAGGTTTTACGGCTAGCGCGGGCTTAGCAAGTTTCGCAGAAGGAATGGTTATAGTGATTTGTCTGGGAGTTTGAGAGCCGGAAACTCCCGAAGGCGTGGCCATCTCGGCAGAGTAAACGAAGATGGGATCCAGTCCGTTAGTGATTTCGGGCTTCTTGACGTCGGGAGTGCTTTCTCCAAAGTTCTTTTTGAACTCGTTGATGATTGGATCCGGAATTTGAGGACTCGTTTCCTGAAGGCGATCGCACTGATCGCGAACCACCTTGAGCATATCTTTGGCGGCAATGCGCTCTCCGCGGGGCATCGCAAGTTCAATCATGATGAAGCGATAGACCTTTTCGTAAGTCATGGCGGCGATGCGATGGGACTCTGAGCGCTTGGCCCATCCAAAGTAGCTCGACACAGTATTCAGGACTCCAACAGATAAGCTTACTACGCCAATCGCAATACTGGCAGTCTGGGGGTCGTTGAATAAACTTTGCGAGCCGATAGACGCAGAGCCGGCGACCGTGGACATCACGATGACGGGTAGCGAAATGTAGGTGCTCAGTTTAGAAAACATCTTTTGCGACTTGGTGTGGAGCCAGGAAAAGCACAGGCACCTCTCTCCTTCGTCGGCCAGAACGCGTTCAATCTGAGAGTGCCAACTGACATCGCGACCTTCGTCCATTCTTTATTTTTAACGCATAAAAGTAATGGTCTGGGTGTATGAAGCCCCCTTAAAGAAAAAGGAGCAAGAGCTCCAAAAACACCTGGAAAAGGGTCTGAAAAAAGAATCAGAAAGGGTAGTTAAGTTCTTGAGCCTGATAGACTATTTGAACAAGCAGAAGTTCAAGTCCCCTAAAAAACTCAGGGAGTCGGCGTTTTATGACGCAAAGAAGACGCGCCCGATTTTCAGCGAGGAGCAGGCCGAGATGCTGGTGGGGACGACGAAAGGAGGCAAGAGCCCGCCGCACAACACAGTGGTGGACGCCAACAAGTCTAGCTACCCCATGACCGAGTACATCATTGATACGGCTGCTTCTACCGCAGCCAAGTTTGACCCCACACCTATTTCGCCCACCATCGGCAGGGTCTTTGGGTTCATAAAGACTCCCATAAAGTTTGCCGAAAGCACGTCTTTTGGACCGGTCGTAGAAATTGGAATTGGACTGGTTCACACGGCTTCCGAAATCGGGGTTACTTTACTAAATAGCATTGGACCCGCCGTAGGAGGCCCGGTGGGCATGGCGGTGGTTCTACCAATTTCAATGTTTATTGCTCTGAGTTCTTCGGCTCTGGCGGTTGCGGAAGGCGATCTGGGTCAAGCGGTGGTTCACGTAGTCAATGCGTTGCCGGTAGTGGGTCAGCCTTTAGTAAAGTTTATTACAAAGGGCGAGAGCATGAACCGACGGGTCCAGCGAATGAGCAAGAAGGTTCGGAAAATTCCGTTCATAGGCGAAACTTTGGCAAACATTAGTCCCAGAGTAGGAGGCCGAACAAGAAGACGGCGCCACCATTAATTTTGCGTTTGAATAAGTAATGGAAGGTGGCTGGTCGTTTTTTCGCTGGCTGTTTCGCCTGAAAAAGGCGGAAAAGAAAGTAGAGAAGGCTGTTAACACCGCAAAGGTCGCGGAACAGAAGGCGGAAGTGGCTCAGCAAAAGGCAAAAGAAGTGGCTGCTACTCCTTTGACGGATGATGATAGGGCTCGAATTAAAGCAAAGGCGAAGATGTTAGGTGATAAACAGAGAGCGAAAGAAAAGGCGGACGCGGAAGCTATCGCTGCCGCAAAGGCCTCTGAAGTTGCCGCCAAAGCTCAAGCCGAGCTGGAACGCGAAAAGCGGGAAGCGGCCGAAAAAATAGAGAAACTTATAGTTGAAAACCCCGACGAGGCCAATAAAGCCATGCGCGAAAAGATGGCGAGCGCTCTGGTCACCTTAAAGAGAAAGATGGCTAAGAAAGGGGGCAAGAAAGGGTCTAAAACGAAGCGTCGTCATAGAAGATAAATGGCCGACGCGACCGAGAAAGTGCGCGCGTCTTTAAAAGAGTGGGTTGCGCTCGACGACCAGGAGCGCGACCTTCGCCGCCAAATTAAGGAAATCAAGGACAAAAAGACACAAAACACAGAGAAAATCTTGGCCTTTATGCGCGACAACTCAGTGGACAACTTTTCGCTGGAAGGCAATGGTGTGGGCAACATTTCCCGCTCGGTTCGCACGTCTCGCCCGGCACTGAAGCGCAACGTAATTCGCACCCAGCTCCTGATTCAGTTTGCGGACCAGCCCCAGCGCGTGGCCGAAGCTCTGCGGGCGATTGAAGGGATTCCCGAGGGAGCAGAAGATATGTCGGTAGGCGGGACTCAGCGCGAGCTTCTGGTTCGCCACATCCCGCGGACGAAAACTACGATGACAATGACAACTTAGACAGAGCGTCTTTGGCCGCTAGTTGCTCAGCCTGCTTTTTGATCGTAGACGTTCCCTTGCCCATTTGCTTTCCCTTAGGGTCTACTGCCGCCATCGTGTATTGACCATCCGTAGACGACAGAATTACGTATGTAGGGGTGCAGTGAAAGTTGGCCTGGCAGAAGCGCTGGAACTGTTCCTTGAAGTTGCGGTTATTTAATAAAATTTTGGGGATGTCAATGTACTGCTCTACTAGTGAAATCACAAACTTATAAACTGTCCGAAAATCATTGTCGCTGTCTGTCCAGAGAGCGCCAATGAAAGCTTCCAAGATATCGCCGAGTTTTTTAGGGTTGGCGCGACCGTTACACGCATCTTCATTATGCCGCGAAATAATGTAGAACTTATCCAAACCAATTTTGAGACTCAGGGTGCCCAAAGTTTCGTTACATACAATTTCTTTTTTGAGATCGGTCATGAATCCTTCTTGCTCGGTGGGGAAGCGTCGCATCAAGTAAGTGGAAACGCTGGCTCCCAAAATAGTGTCTCCCAAGTGTTCCAGACGCTCATAGGATTCGTCGAACAGCTCCAAGCAGTTCGGAGGCCGATTGGCGAGCTGTATGATTTCGCCAGTGGGGCTCGTATACTCCTTGCGTTTCACATAAGAGGAATGGATCATAGCCGTTTGATACAACTCGATGTTTGAAGGAACAAACGGGCAATTATGTTTCTGGAGAATCGCTTGAACGTCTTTTGAGGCGATCAAGCGATTTTTTGAATTAAAGGGATTATAGAGCATTGGTGTTTCTCTTACTTGTTTTACTGCGTTTAGTTCGTTTTTTCAGAGTGCGGCGCCGTCCGCCCATCTCGGGTTCTGGCTCAGGAGCCGGAGCCGGTTCCTGTGGCTTTCCCTTGAATTTGAGTTTCAGGCCGGTGCGCTCGATCTTTATGGGCGTCGTTCCCAGCATCTCACTCAAAAGTTTGCGCCTTTCCACGGATTTCGGGTTTAGCCTCGCGCTACTCGGGTCGGGAGCAAAGTCCTTGGGTTTTTTCGCAGGGGTTTTTTTGGGTCTTTCCAGACGGTTCATGATGCTTTTGTATCTGTCTAATAACTGCCGCATGAGCTTGGTGGTGTTTTGGGAACTGACGCAGTTCTTGAAGCCGGCCAATAATACTGCGTGGTAGTCCCGCCCCTCTCTGTGAATGTAGTTTAAGATAGGATCCACTATTTCGGCTTTTATGACGTCTGCGCGACCCGCTTCTACAATGATTCCGGGAGTGCACGACCTTTCCCGGTCGGTAATATCTTGGAGCATGGTTTCCACGTTGGCGCGGTTAAACATGAACTGGGGGCGCCCGTTTTCATCCACAAACGTTTGCAGAAAAGAGTTGCCCGACTTAATGCTGTTACAGCAACGGTGGGCCCACTTGTATTCTAGTTTCATGGCCTCGTCTACGTCGTAGCCGTCTTGCCAGAGCCGGAGGAAAAAGACTCCCTGGGCTACCGGCAGAACGTGGTCGCAAGTGGGTAGTCTTTGCTCGAGCTCTTCGTAAAACTCCTTGTCGCAGATATAACACTTTGCCTGCTCCTCGGACGTCCCGATAGTTTCGTTACACTGCTCGGACGCCTCGCCCTGATCCCAGAACCCCCGAGCCCTGACATCAAAAATCCGCGAAAAAATGGCTTGAAACATAATGCTCGCAAACACGCGCGAAGTAGGATCCACCTGTTTTACGTGCTCCGGTAATTCCTCATAAGTCGTGGCTTCTAAAATATCCCGAATGATCTGCGAAGGGTTCTTTACTTTTTTTATTAACTTCATTGCGTTTTTGGAAAGCGGTACCATCTTTGCTCCACCCGACTGCCCTTCCATCGGAGGAAAAAGCCCAATTTCTATAAGTTCCCGAATGTTCTTTTCAACTATTGCCTTATCCACCTTGAAAAAATACTCTTCTACAAGCATTTGTACCTCGGGATTTTTCATGTCGGAAACCAGACCAAAAAATAGGTCTATATCTTCTACCGTTTCCAAAACTGGTTCAGGTTCCGGCTCCGATACCGGTTCAGGTTCCGGCTCCGATACCGGTTCAGGTTCCGGCTTTACCTCTTGCCTCTTATAGGTTTCAATTGCCTTTTTAAGGGCTTTTATGTCGGCACCCAAGTCATATTTTTTAGCAGATACCCTGCCTCCCACTAACATTATTAGTTCTCAATACTCTTTTTAGTCATCGCGAACTGTGCGACTGAATGCGAACTCGTCCGAAACAAGCTTCTTGCTCTGCTCCTTCACGATAAAGTCCATACATGATTCGGCGCCCGGGAACTCGTGGTTGTCAAAGTAAGAAACCAGGAGCTCAGCCAGATCTTTCTTGGAAAGGCTCCAAGGCTTCTTCCAACCAGGACGCTGAATCTTGATTGACGAATTGTCGTCGTTGATGCGTAGTTCAGAAACCTCGTTGAACTGGGGTTGCTTCACAATCTCGCCAAGCTCAATTTCTAGAGAGCGGCGCTCCTGACGCAGGTCATAAACCTGGTTATTCAGGTTGTGCAGCTTGTTGTCCACATCGCGATAAGTGCGAATACAGAGCTTGAGATTGTCCATCTTTTTATGTGAAACTCTGCGCAAATAACAAATTCCGTTTTCTAGATAAGGATGGATTCTCGGGAGATTGAGAATTTGAGAAAGGTTTATAACCGAGAACACCCTAGTGAATCCCCCGTTCCGAAAGACGACGCAAGGAAGGTATGGAAGTCAATTCAAAAACGCTTGGCCAAAAAGTGTCCTGGCGGTATTCCCCAGTGCGTTTTGAACTCCATGATCGTAAAACCGGGCGCTCCCTCTTCGTGGGAGGCTGACCCCACTGAATGGCTTTCATCTGCCGACATAGACAGGCTGGAGAATCAGTACGCCAAGGTTTTTTCCGAATACAAGTATTTGGGATGTATCCCCATGGACTTTGACAAGCAGTCTTCCCTGGGAACTTGCTTGGTTGATTCGCTCTGTTCTTTAGACATCGGCGATATTCACAAAGAGGGATACAAGAGCATAGGCATAGTATTCAATACCGATGTGAGCACGGGTCCGGGCCAGCACTGGATCGCCGTGTTTTGCGACATCTCGCCCGACCTAGAGTATCCCCGCATGACTTACTTTGATTCCTATGCCCACGCCCCTGAGCCTGAAATCAAGCGACTTATGGTCCGGTGGAAGCAACAGTGGGACGCCTTGAAAATCCACAAGAAGGGGATGGCCCTGTCTTACAACAAGACCCGGCACCAATACCAGGACTCGGAGTGCGGAATGTATTGCCTCTATTTCCACTACTGCTGCCTGATGGGCCTGCCGATGGGCAAGCGTGTTCCGGACGAGTTTGTGAGGTGGATGCGTGGTTCGTTATTTCGTGTTGGTAAGAAATAATGGAGTCTGTGGTTCCTCCGTGGGCCCAATACGGCTTAATACTTGTCTTTGTTGTTTCCCTAGCTTACGCCCTGTGGGGAGCTACTCGCCCCTCCCGCGAAAAAGCCTTGGCCAAAGCCGAGCCCATCTTTAAAACCTATCCCAAGGTGACCCGTCTTGCTCCGCTCGGTTGCCCCCAGCCTTCCACCTACAGGCTATGCGACTATTATGCGGCCTCATCTTCTTATTCCGTATTTCCCGGCTCCGAAATTTATGACTACATTTCCGACTCTATCCTGCCCTTAGTCATTAAAGCCGGACCCCGTATGGTAGAACTAGATATTTACGCCGACGAGGACAAGAAGCCCGTAGTAGGCCTCAAGAACCAAAAGCTAGGAACCGACTACGCTTTCAATACCGTGCCATTCCAAGCCTGCTGTATCTCCATCGCCAACAACGCCTTTAATAGCATAGTGAGCCCTGTTTCTAGTGACCCTTTCATCCTGAGCCTGGTCTTCCACACCAACATTTCCACGACTATCAACGCATGCGCCGAAATTCTGAAAACCACGTGTCGGCCTTACCTCTTTGACTACAACTTTGGATACCAGCGCCGCAACCTTGCGATCGAGCCCGTATGTAACCTCCAAAACAAGATCATTATTGTGTCAGGAAAGGAAGTCCAGGGCACGATGATGGAAGAGATGGTTAACCTGTCTTGGGCCACAGCCAACCTGCGTCGCCTCACCTATACCCAGGCATCGCAAACGTATGACAGCGAAGAGCTCATTGAATTCAATCGCGACAATGTCACCATGGTAGTCCCCGATACCGGCACGGACTTGGTGAACTATAATCCGGAAATATTGTTCGCGTATGGGTGCCAGTGGAACATGATGTCCTATGGATCGCCAGACACAATGATGGAATTGTATATAGGTCACTTTCAAGAGAACAGCTTTGTAATCAAGCCCGAAGCTCTGCGCGCCAAAAAGCCCCCGCAACTGAAAACTCCGACCATGCCCGACCCCGTCGTCTCCTTCCAACCCATGCAGCAAATCAGTCCCATCTACAACATCACCGTTTGAGCATAAAATCTCGCCGGAAAGTAAATGGCGAACCCCTGGCTCACGCACGTAAAGTCCACGATGGCGAGCATGAAGAAGGACGGCACCTACCACAAGGGTGACGGGCTCAAGAAGGTGATTATGGAGGCGAAGAAGACGTATGGCGGCAAGAAGACCCAGCGTCGCAAGACTCGCCATCGCAAGACTCGGCGTCGTCAGCATTAAAAAAATTGAGTATAGTTAACATATAAAGGAAATGGGCGGTGGTCTGTTACAACTTGTCGCATATGGAGCCCAGGACGCGTACATCTCCGGCAATCCCCAGATTACCTTCTTCAAGGGGCTTTACAAGCGCCACACGAACTTCGCGATGGAGCCTTTCCGCGTCAACTTCGCTGGCCAGGCCGCGTGGGGAACCAAGCAGTCGGCCGTCATGGGCCGCCATGCCGACCTGATGTTTTCCACCTACCTCGAGGTCGTGCTTGCTGCCGGAACCTACAATAATAGTTCGTTTCGCCTTGGCTATAACCTACTCAAGTACGCCGAGCTAGAAATTGGCGGGCAGCAGATCGACCGCCTCTATGGCGAGTTCCTCTTCCTGTGGGACTCTCTGACGCTCAGCTCGGCTAAGAAGGAGAACGCATATTACATGGTTGGTGGAGGGGTGGGAGAAGGTCCCCAAACAATGGGAGGTCTCAACGCGTGCTACGCTAACGGACACGATGGTCTGCCCACCACTATTCTTTACATCCCCCTCTACTTTTACTACACGCGCAACCCCGGCGCGGCTCTGCCTCTTATCGCACTTCAGTACCACGAAGTCAAGATTAATCTGCTGTGGAACAAGGCGGAGTTTATTGCTGGCGACTTTAACAATGCGTCGGGACTCCCCCCGCCGATCCAGGCCGCCATCTACGTGGACTACATCTACCTGGACACCGAAGAGCGCCGTCGCATGGCCCAGCAGAGCCACGAGTACCTGATTGAGCAGACCCAGTATAACGAGGACAAGGGCATTTCCTCCTATAACAACCGCATTGACCTGACTTTCAACCACCCTGTCAAGGAACTCATCTGGGTCGTTCAGCCCTCTTACTATACGCAGTGCGACATTGCCAAAAAATTTGGCCGGAGCGTTTTATATCCGTTTTTGTATAATGGATCACCAGTTTACGAGCAATACATCCAGATAAACGGTCAGGACCGTATGGAAAGACGCTATGGCTCGTACTTCAACCAGGTTCAGCAGTTTCAGCACCACACCGGGGCTACTAGCCAAGGCGGCATCTTCTCTTATTCGTTCGCGCTGCGCCCCGAGGAGCACCAGCCTTCCGGCACCTGCAACTTCTCGCGCATCGACACGGCTACCCTCGTGATGACAATCTCAGGCGCCGCTAATACCGAAGAGTCGACCGATAATACCAAGGACGTCCGCGTCTACGCCATCAACTACAACATCCTGCGCGTCATGAGCGGCATGGGCGGGCTCGCGTTCAGCAACTAAACACTAAGCTGATATAATATAAATGGTCGGTGTAATCATCGGGACCATTCATATTGTTTTTTCATTTGCGATTTCCATATATTCTCTATGGCGACGCCCTTCCTACGACTTTCTTTACCTGCTTTACTTCCTGCTCCTCAACATTTCCTGGATCTTGATGAAGAACGAGTGTGCCGTATCCTACCTTATCAAAACGCTGGAAGACGATTCCTACAAGCTCGGCGAGAACTTGGACGTTGAAGACTACCAATCAGTTCTGGGAAGCAAGGGGGCTTCCGCCTTCCTGAACTTTATTCTTTTTATGTACGCTTTCAACGTGATGTTTGTTCTGCTAAGAGGACAGCTTCCCGCTAAAGTAAAAATGTTTGTTCTTGCTTCTTTGGTGTCTTACTTGGTCTACATCTTTTCGCTACGCAGCCAACTTTCAGTAGACGCAAAAGATATTATTGGACAGTTTCACCTGCTGATAAGTTTTGTTACTTTGCTGAAACTACCATTCCATTAGCACGTCCTCCATGCGACACGCGGAATCCTCCTTCTTCTCCTCTTCCTCGACGCGAGCGTTGGCGGCCGCCAAGTCAGATGCGAAGACTGAAACATCTTCCTCTGAACCTTCGGGCAACTTAGTTTCGTCAACCAGAATGTCCACGAAGCCCGTTCCGCAAGGAGGCTTCTGGCCGAACATGATGTTGGCGGAGACACCACGCATCGTATCCAGCTCACCGGTTAGAGCCGCATTAAAGAGGTGCTTGGCCGTCTCCTCAAACGAGGAGCGCGCAAGAATCTCGCTTTCGGACTTGGTCATGCCGAAGCGGTCGGCCTGAAGAATCATGCCCGGGAACGTCATCGTATCAATCAGGGTAATCATGTGGTGGTAGTTCACGTATTCGGCGCTGAATACCTCCATGAACTCTTCGTAAAGCATCACGCGGGCAGTTTCGATGCCGAAGACTTCCATGATTTCGTGGACATCATTGGAGAACGAGCGGAAGGGGTCGGTGTTGGGGACGCGGGACAGATCGAGCAGGTTGGTGCCTTCTACGTCAAGGACATACTGCTTGGGGGCCACGTATCCGCCCACCGCCTCGTCATAGAGAAGCTCCTTGGCGATTTCGCGGGGGAACACGCGACCCACGCCATCCACGCCGGTAATAACGGTGTCCAGCAACTTCTCTTCAATGAAGCGGAGAGACAGGGCGTTCTTCACAGTATCCGTGCCGAACACCAGGCGCATCACCATCTTGCCGGGCGAATTGGTGTCGGAGTGGACGCAGGAAAGGACGCGCAGAACCTTGTTGTTTTCCAGGCTCACTGCGATCTTGGTCATATCAACCACGTTGCGAGCGGCCATCTCCATCGTATCAAACTCCAGGCGCATAATCCAGGGCGAGGCGCAGTTGTTCCCCTGCGTAATAGAGAACTTCTCGTAGGAGCGCAGGATCTCGCGGTCCTCCTGAACCACCGAGTCAGAGCTCAGGGGATTGGGGTCGTAGTAAATGCGCACAGACTTGGTGATGTCACGCACCGTAGTCTTCTGGATTTCCTTCATCTTCGAGATAGCTGCGTCCTGCGAGCCGGAAATTGAGGGGTCCAGATACACAACGTTTCCGGGATTCTTGGGGTTGTGCGATACCGATAGCAGCTCAATGATACGCGGAACTCCCTGCGTGGCGTTCGCCTTTGCTGTTCCGGCTGAGTGGAAAGTGTTCAGGGTGAGCTGGGTCGTCGGCTCGCCAATGGACTGGGCCGCCAGCGTTCCAACCATCTCACCGGCGTGGACACACGCCTTGATATACTTGAACTGAACTTCGCGCACGACCTCGTCAAACGTTTCCTTCGAGAACCGCAGGCTAATAATAGACTTCTTGGGAGCCAGATAAAAGCGCAACAGGATGTGGAACACGGTGTTGTGGCGCATCCAGGGCTGGTTACAGAGCTTCTCTAGCTCGGCCACTACATAAGAAGGAGTCAGGGCCGTCTTGGTAGCATACGGGTTATTGTAGCGTTCCACAATGCGCTTGAGGTGGACGGGGCAGCGCACCTCGTCCGTCTTGTTGAAGCGGAACACGTCGCGCACAAGCAGGTCGCGGTCCTTCAGAATCTGGTCTACGAGATCGGGGGCATCCGCGATTTCGCCGGAGCACACGGCCTTGAAATCTTCTACCGAGGCGGCGAAGTCCTTGTAGATGGCCTCCATGGTCATGGTGCCGAGCAGGCAAGGCTGGACTTCCACGCAGACGCTATCGATGCCGTCGCCACCATACCTGAACTGGACGATGGACCCGTTCACGTTGCGCACAGTGCCGTCGTATTCTACGTGGAGGTCCTCCATGGTTTTCACGAGCTTGCGCTGGATGTAGCCTGAGTCCGAAGTCTTTACCGCAGTGTCAATCAAACCTTCGCGCCCGCCCATCGCGTGGAAGAAGAACTCCGAGGGGCGAATGCCGTTGATAAAGGAGTTTTCTACGAAGCCGCGCGACTCCATGCCGTCGTCAAAGCGCGCGAAGTGGGGCAGGGTGCGGTCCTGAAGAGTATACTGGATGCGGCGACCCGCAATCAGCTGCTGGCCCAGCGTGCCCGCCATCTGGCTGATGTTCAGGTCAGAGCCTTTAGAGCCCGAGTCCACCATCTGCCTCATACGGTTATCGGCCGGCAGGCTCTTCATCAACTGACCCGAAATGGTGCCGCTCACCTCTTTCAGCGTATTGCTGATCTTGTTTTCAAGCTCCTCGCCGTCCGGACGACCAGAGTTGTTCAGGAAGGTGCCCGAGTGAACGCTGGACATGATGTCTGATACCTTGCGATGGGCGTCCGACAGCGCGTTCTTGATAACATCTTCGGTTTCGGCATCTACGATAAGGTCAGAAGGACCCACCGAGAAACCAGTAAACAGATTGAACTTTGTGACAATGTTTTGGATATCGTTGATAAGCTGGCCCGCGCGCTTAGGTCCAAAGTCGTTATAAACCACGTGAAGGATGCCTTCGGAAGCCGCACCGAACGCCCCTTTCTTCAGATCTCCCTTTACAATCTTGCCGTCTTTGAGCGTAATACGGCCGTTAAAATTCATGAGCGGGAACACTGAAGAGAAGATTTCCTGGCCCGACAAAGGCTCGTTGGTGCGCTTATAGGAAGACAGGGGCTTCTGCATTCGGGCCATGATGTTCATCGCGATGTGCTCAGGAACCTTGACGCCCGGCTTGCCGATGCGATAGGTTCCGGTCATCGTGTCCTGAAAGAGCTGAATAATAGGCGAGCCGGTGCGTGGAGAAATGATTTGGCGGAGCACTGAAGCAAGATACTTTAGCTCCATCGCGGACGCGATGCTTTGGGGCACGTGCATGTTCATCTCGTCGCCGTCGAAGTCTGCGTTATAGGGTCGGGTCGCAGAAACGTTCAGGCGGAAGGTTGAGTAGGGCAGGACCTTGATGCGGTGGCACTCCATAGAGCCCTTGTGGAGCGAAGGCTGGCGGTTGAAGAGCACCACGTCTCCGTCCACCAGGTGGCGATGAACCACGTCGCCCTCCTTGATATCGATGGTGTCGGGGTTCACGAACTTGAGACTTAGGGAGCGATTGTCCTCCTTGAGAAACACTGACTTGGCGCCGGGATACTTGGAAGGGCCGTTGCGAATGCTGGTCATGAGGCGATCGCGATTGAAGCCAGTCACAATTTCGGGGAAAGTCAAGTTCATCGCGATTTCCTCGGGCACACCGAGCTCGTCCACGTCAATGTTCGCGTCGGGTGTAATAACCGAGCGGGCGCTGAAATCCACGCGCTTGCCCATCAGGTTGCCGCGCACGCGCCCCGTCTTGGCGCCCAGACGGGACTTCAGAGTTTTCAAAGGGCGACCGGAGCGCTGAGCGGAAGGCGCGATACCTTTGATGTCGTTGTCCACGTAGGTCGCCACGTCGTGCTGGAGCAGCTCGCTAAAATTGTCAATGATGTCGGCGCTGGCGCCCTTGTCAATCTTTTCGCGAAGCCGCTGGTTGTTGCGCACGATGTCAATAAGCTTGTGCGTGAGATCGTCCTCCATGCGCTGATTGTCCTCCATGATTACGGAGGGGCGCACCGTAAGGGGCGGGACTGCGAGAACCGTACAGATCATCCAGTCGGGGCGACTGAACTTTGAGCTGAAGCCAATGAGGTCCACGTGGCGCGCGGAAATGCGCTGAAAGCAGCGCAGGACCATCTCGGGCTGGAGCGGAATCGGCTCCGAGTCCTCGTCATAAGTAAAGGCGCGCAGGCGAGCCACGGTCATCTCCTCCTTGTCCACCTTTTTTACAAGTGGGGTGGCGCAGTGGGGGCACGCGGAACCCGACTTGAGCTCCTTGGTCTTGTAGGACGCCGACTTGTCGCGCACGGCGTTGAAGCGCGCGATTCCGTAGGTGGCCGCCTCAATCTTCTCCAGCTCCTCGTCGGGCAAATAGGGATTGCTACAGTTCAGGCAGACGATAGATAGAATTTTCATGATTTCGTTGATGAACTGGTAAAGGTAGACCGGGCGCGCGAGCTGGATGTGGCCAAAGTGGCCCGGGCACAGCAGGTTAGTTTGCTTACAGGTCGTGCACACCGCGCCATTCTCAATGACGCCGAAGCGCCGGTCAAAGACACCACCAGATACAGGCTGGTTGGCCTGGTAAGTCTTGTCGGTGATGACTTCCACAACACTGCGAGTCAGGATCTCGGCCGGATTGGCGATACCGAACTGGACTCCAATGACAGTGTCGCCCATTCTTGTAATTATAATGTATTCTGTTTAGACTTGAATGTTCCATTTTCACCCTACCGTTTCTATAGTTAAGGTCCAAAACTCGTCGTCATTCAAAACCGCCGCGACCATTTCGCTGGAAAAATAGTTATAAAGACTCATCGTCCAGGCCCCGAACTCGGGACCCAGCCTCTGCTTGAACTTTGCTTTATCCTTGATTTTCAGGCGCTTTAGGTCGTGAAAAACACGGTGGCAAACTTGTTCAGTCTTGTGGTGGTCGGCACTTTCGTCTTTTAGTTTGCGAACCTTGGAATACCACTCCTCCATTTCTTATTATATTAGAATAATGAGCCTCCGCTTGAAAACCGTGCGGCGCTCGCACAAGAAAGAGAAGAAATGGGACGCCGTCTTTGAAAAGAACGGGCGCGAAAAGGTCGTTCCGTTCGGACAAAAAGGATATTCTGACTACACAAAACACAAGGACAAGACTCGCAAGCAGCGTTACTTAAAGCGGCATGCGGGCATGGGCGAGCACTGGACGCAGCCGGACACTCCAGGTGCTTTAGCAAAGTGGATTCTGTGGAACAAGCCCACCTTTAAAGCAAGCTTAGCCGATTTTAAGAAGAGGTTTAATTTATAGATTAAACAATACAAATGAGGATCTTAGTATTTATGGCAGACAATCGACCATTAGATACTAATTTTGACACTGCTGCATACAACTCTCATGTAGCTTCAATAAACTACGAATATTGTAAAAAATTTAACTATGATTTTACATACTACAGACCATATTTACACGATAGAAACAGTTTATCGTTATATAATTGCTATGATGAAAACACTGGCGGGTTAAGGTACGCTGCTTGGGCGAAGTTACTTGCCACTAAAGTGGCACTAAACTTAGGATATGACTATGTTGTCTATATTGACAGCGACTGTATTTTTAGAAATTTTGATGTGTCGATAGAAGATTTTATAAAACCTTATCTAGATAAAAACGTCATTTTTTTAGAAAACATACCGTTCGACGAAGATCATCCGTGTAGCGGATTTTATGTTTGTAAAGTCAATTCTGAAACAAAACATTTTATAACTGAGTGGTATGCTACAAATATTCCCGACAAAAATACGATTCATGCTTGGGAACAAGTAGCGTTACATCAAATTTATAAGAACTACAATTTAGCAGTTGTGAAAAAAGCAATGATGTTTTATGAGGAACCCAACCAATTTTTAAGACATATTTCTTCAGGCCTTGAATCTCATACTTATCGGTTTAATTATTTTCGGGATTTTATTGAAGCAAATAATATTGATTACAAGAAAAATATTGAGAACATAGTTTTTGTAGAGTTTAATACTGTAGACTACTACAAAAAAGACTGACAAGCAGCGTTACTTAAAGGGGCATGGGCGAGCACTGGACGCAGCCGGACACTCCAGGTGCTTTAGCAAAGTGGATTCTGTGGAACAAGCCGACGTTCAATGCGAGCCTGGCAGATTTTAAGAAGAGGTTCAATCTATAGTTTAGACGCACCAAAAGTAGTAAGGTCAGTAGCTTACCGGAGCGGTCAAACGGGGGGGACTTAAGATCCCCTGGCTTAGCCTTCGTGGGTTCGAATCCCACAGCTACTACCGGCGATATCGTCTAACGGTTAGGATAGAGGGCTTTCATCCCTTTGGCCCGGGTTCAACTCCCGGTATCGTCACGGAACAACGACCAAGCCTCCCCGCGGCTGTTCTGGAAATTGCTTTCCGTGAAAAGCAAGCCAATTGGTCTCTGCGCTCATAGTTCAGTGGTAGAATGCAACTCTTCCAAGGTTGTAACTCGGGTTCGATTCCCGATGTGCGCATTTCGGCTCTATAGTATAGAGGTTAGTACATGGGACTTTGAATCCCGTAACCCCAGTTCGATTCTGGGTAGGGCCAAAACTTTAATTTAGAAACATATGCTCTAGTAGCACAGTTGGATAGTGCACCCGATTTCTAATTGGGAGGTCGTGGGTTCGAGCCCCATCTGGAGTACTTTGGTCCCTTAGCTCAGCGGTTAGAGCACCCGGCTGTTAACCGGGGGGTCGTAGGTTCAATCCCTACAGGGACCGAACAGGAATAACTTTCGTGAATAAATCATTCCACGAAAGTGTTTTCTCACTTTTAAGATACATCTTTGCTATGCGATTGAAAGAATGAATATAGCAAAACACTATTGTTCCAATCACAAAAGGATACCAGGGCTCCATTACCTGCTCTGAACACTTTAAACATTCGTTATTAACGTAAAATTAAATTACATAAACATTAAAAATGGCAAATATATTTCTTGTATGTTACAACGAGAGTGTGTTATTACCGCACACAGTAGCACACTATAAAAAGTATCTGCCTTCGTGTAAAATCACGGTGATTGACAACTACTCTACCGATAACTCTGTTGAAATAGCCAAGTCGCTGGGTTGCGAAGTTGTCAGCTGGGACACTGGCAACCAAATAGACGATTATAAGCTACGCGAGCTTAAAAACACCTGCTGGAAAACGGTTCAATCTGGGTGGGTAATCGTAGCAGATATGGACGAGTGGCTTTGCGTCACCGAAGAGGGACTAGAAGAGGAAAAGAACTTGGGGACTACAATTTTACAAGTTATAGGGGTTAACATGATCGGAGAAAGCAATAGGATTGATTTGTCTGATGTGAACTTACACGAAATAAATAGGTTTGTTGAGTTTCCGCCTGAAAGTAAAAAATTATGTTTTATGCGAGAAGCAATTTGCGATATAAATTATGGCATTGGAGCCCACGATTGTATCCCTGTTGGAAACATAGTGTTGAGTTCTAAGAACTACATAAATAAGCATATGGCAATTCTGGGCCTCCCGTTTTTAATAGACAGATACAAGTTACGTTACGAACGTTCGGTGACAATGCGAAACAATGGAATGGCCATACATTATACGGACAATGTCGACACAGTCACCAATGTCTACAATAATTATATGTCAAACTCTAAACGAATGTATTATTCTAATGCACATGTTTAGTAAGCAAATGGACGCGCAAGGAAAGCAAGAATGGGAAGTATAATGCCAAGCACGTGCGCCTATCGGAAAAGCGGAAGACGTAGAGTGTTCTTTTTTCCGCCCCGCATCTTTCTGCGGCACGTCTTTCCCTTATATTTCTTTTTCTCACATCCGCCCTTGAATCCCATAACGTATCGCGAATAGGAATTATAAGTCGGCATTTGAAATCCAATCTTTTTGGAAAGCATGGTTAAAAGTCCGTACATCCACTTCATATACGCCTTGCGGTTTTCTAGTGTGGCAGGGTGCTTGGACATATAGGATTGGAAAGTTCCGTAAGGATATACTTCGGACAACTGTTTCAGAAATACGCGCTGAACAGCCATTTGCTCGGGTTCGGGTCTGTCGGGGTAGTTGGTAGCTATGGAAAACAGGAAGTCGCGACCGGGCACTTCGGTCGGCACAAAGTTCTCGTATTTTTGCTTGACTTCTTCAAACGAGGGATCAGGGCCAGGATCAATAACTTTCTTGTCGGTTTGGGATTGGGATCTCAGTTTGTGGTTGATTCTGTTGTGGAGGTCGTACAGCCATTTACCGGGGTCGCCACGCAAAGGAAGTTCGCGGGTATACTGCGCAGTGGACTCTCGGCAAAATCGACAGGGCAGAATATCCTTGATCCCAAGCAGAAATTGTTCGGGGTTCTCTGATTTGAACGCGATAAGGTGGAGCAATTGCCACCCGGAAGGACCCCAGAACCTGGTGTCCATAACTGCTTTTATCCGTGAAAAAAGAATGTGCGTCCAATTGTAAAACGATGAACGGAGACTCCACGATTATGACCTTTGCGGTTGCTCTGTATATCGGTATGGCGCTGGCCCAGTTCTTCGGCTCCATCACGCACGAGTTTGTCCTCCCCATCCTGGCAGGCCTCTTCCCCGGCGCGGAGGGCGCTGGCGAGAAGATCTACATTTCCGTGGGCTCTGTGAGGATTAACATCGGCGCGGTGCTCGAGGCTTCGTTCAATCTGATGATCGCCTACCTCGTGGTGTCGTTTACCCTGCCTTATGTGCGCATGTATGCTCCCGTGGGCGGACGCAAGTAAATGTTTGAGTTAAATAAAGAGATGAGTTACTTCACCAGCTTATTTAGCTCGGCAACGGATCAGGCGAGAAAGGTTTACGGCACTGCGACCGAAGAGGCCGCCAAAGTTTACGGTCAGGCAAAGAAGAGCGTTGCGGAAGTTGCGCAAAAGGTCGCGAAGCCCATGCCGAAGCCCATGCTTCCCGGCGCGGCTCCTGAGCCCGCGGGAAAGACCACGACAGGCGGAAAGCGCCACCGCTCTCGCCGTCGGCACGCCAAAAAGCGCAAGACCCGGCGCCGTCGCGCTTAGCCTTCCAGCTTGAAATTGGTCCAGCCTCCGCGCGGATACTTTCCATACAGAGCCTCGATTCGCTTCTCCATGTCCGCAGGTGAAAGTGTGCGCAGATCGTTGTCGTCCTTCCAGTTTTTAAAGACCCGCTTCAAATGGGCCTTCTCCACTTGTACAATTTCGTCTCCCTCGGCAAGCGCGGAAATCTTGTCGTACACAAACTTCGCAATCCCGTCGTTATCGCTGCGGTATTCCGAAGTATATTCCATAACCTTTGAGGGCGCCGACAGCTTGGGCAGTCCATTGCCTTCTTTCAGAACGTGGACCAGGTAGCTCAGGAACGGCGTGGCCCACTCCTTTGAATTCACCGCGAACTGAATGGCCTCGTCCATCGGATACTCGTTCTTCGCTTGCGGGCTCGGCACGAACTTAGAGGTGAAGTTGATGACAACCATGCGTCGCCACGTTCCACCGTCCGTCGTGTTGATTTTCGGTTTGTCGTTACACGCCAGATGGAACTTGGCCTGGACCTCGAACTCAGTGCCGGACTTGAACAGGTCGCGCGCATACATCTTCTCGCCCGACGTAATCTCCTTCATCAGGCCGGTGTTGAGAGCAATAGACTCGTCGGGCTCCTGCATGGTTACGAAGCGCCGACCCTTGAGGCGAATCACTTCCGGTGCCGCGTTGCCCGACCCCTTGCGCTTCTGCGTAAAGAGCGAGATGGGCACGGTACAGGCATAGTCGCCAAGAGCAGTGGAAGTCAAGTTCATAATCATGGACTTGCCGTTGGAGCCCGAGCCGGTCATGATGTGGAACTTCTGGGCCGTGTTTCCACCCATCAAGTTGGTGGCCAGGTGCTTCATGAAGTAGTCGCGGACTTCTACGTCGGGCAACACCTGGTTGATAAAGGTTTGGACGGCAGGCCATTCGGGATACTCGTAATACGGCTTGTCGGAATCGTAGTCAATGCCGGTGGAGAACGAAATATAGTCTTCCGGCTTGCCGTCGCGGAACTTCATCGTGCTCATGTCCAGAACCCCGTTGTTGAAGGCAATCAAGTTCTTGTTGGAATCCACTTTCTTGGTGAATTCTTCGTCGAAGAACAGCTCGCGACACTCCTTCATCACATTGGTCTTGAACGTGGTGGTCTTGAGCTTGGTATAAATCATGTTCAAGCTGGAGCGCTTCTTCTCCTCGGCACAATACTCGCAGACTCCGCAATCGGCCTTGCCCTCGCCAGTACACGACGTGATTCCGCGATTGTGCATCTCGCTCTGGACGGCCGTCATCTTCTCAAAGAACACGCTCGCGATCTGCTTGGAAAGCTTGAGCTGGAGGTCAATGCCGTGGTCGGTTTCGCGCCAGATGTGGCCCGACCAGCGATACCACACGTTCTTGCCGAAGTCGGAGCAAATGTAAAGGTCGCGGAACTTGGCGTGGATCACGCAGGCCACGTCGTTCTCGGCACCTGAACATGCCGTGGTGACCAGGCGATCCACATTGGTCTTTTCAATCTCGTCATAGCCCTCGCGATCGTCCTCGCGCGACCAGAATCGCAGAGTGCCTTCGCCTACGCGCTCGCCGTCGTTGCGATATGTCAGCGAGTTCCACTTGGAAATACACTCGGCCTCGTTATACTTTTGCTCGTCCTGGGCGCTGAAGTCCAGAAATACGTCGAGCAGGTCGGGATGGATGTTGTGGAGGCACAAGCCCACGCTCACCCACTTGGAGTAGTCGGAGTAGCGGATCTCGCCAAGGTTCATGGTGTGGGCCTTCAAATACTGCTTGCGCTCGGCACCCAGGGGCTGTAAGGCAATGCGAGGACTGGGCGAAGACTCGCGAGATCCGGGTCTTTCAGAGCGCTGGGCGGGGCGACCGCGAGCAGGAGTTACAGCCCGTCCTCCCGAGATGCGCACGTCCTGGGCTTGGGGGCGACTGAGGTTCTCGTAAATAGCCTTGCCTTCCTGCGTCATCGCGGTCTCGGCCGAATCGTCGCGGCACAGCGACAACATTCGCATCAGATCGGTGTTCACTTGCGGGATCTCGGTGCTCACATGGACTTCGCCGCCCGAATACTCCACGATGTAGGAGACGAGGTAGGGCAGGGAGTTGGGGTCGTTCTTTCGAGATCCATAGACTGTCCAGGGGACGCTGCGATTGGTTACGCCCTCGTCGTAAACCTTGTCCCAGGGCTCGGAAATCGGCAGGCCCTTGAAGTGGTCCTCCATGGATTTCAAGAGGTTGCGGCGCACGCGCTGCTCCACGAACTTGTGGGTGCAAACGTCGGGAACCACGATGTGGATGCCCGACTTCATGCGGTTCTTCTTGGAGTCCAGCGTGGGCTTGCGCTTCTCCATGATGTAGAGCTTGACCTTGTCGGGCACCTGGAGATACTGCGAAATCTCGCCCATGTAAGCTTTCACGAAGGAGCACACTTGGTCGCGCGTGTGCTGGTGGCTCGTGACCTCGCGGCTGTAGATGAAGTCAAAGTCAATGCGCAGGGGTCCGATGTCGGTGGTCTTTTCCACCAGGTACTGCTTCTCCTGGTCCAGGATGCTCTCGACGTAAAGGTCATAAAAGCGGTTCAAGTCATCCTGGGGAATGAAATACTTGCCGCCGTTGAGGGAGGTGTGGGTCCAGACGCGGTCGGCCTTGTGCGCCTCCAAGAACTCACGTAGATTGCCCTTTTGCGCCATCTGTGTTGATGCCCCCGATAATTTGTTGGCGAACCTTCCATTTTGAACGAACGCAAAAATTGCCTTTCGGCTTTTGTGTTGGTTTGTTACTCCTCATCCTCGTAGTCATAGTCCTCCTCATCAGAATGGAGTCCGAGAGAACGCTCAACGTCTGTTGGGTTCTCAAGGTTGTCCAGGCCCTGCTTCCAGCGACCCCCGTTCCAATTACGGGTAGCGGGTTTCTTGAAAGTCAGGATCTTCATCGCAGTGTTGTCGCGCCGAACGCGAGCAATGAACTGTGCGAACATCTCCTTATCGGTCTCCCAGTCACGGTCAGATAGGCACATGCTGTACAGGATGTAGCCGGTGTACTTACCGACATTGTACTGTTGCTTCTTCTTGGCAGCCGTAGTTGGGCAGATCTCGTCTGCGCGAGCGTAGACGCTGACCAGCTTCGCCAGTCGGTCGTTTGCCCGCACCATGTCAATCGGGTAGTCCCGCTTGAAGACACCCTCTCGCCCGAGAATCTCGTAGCTTGTCGTGATCGTGTCGATGTTGTTGAGTGCAACACCTGAAGCGATCGCCACCGCATTCTCGAGGTTCTTCTTCTTCAGGTCTGGCTTAGCCAGTGGGTTGCCCCATACTCCACAGCAGTCGGCATTCTTCATGATGCTATTCGCCAGGCAAACCAGTGAAGATCTCGATGACGCGTTGAAGCGCTGCCCATTCGTCAGGGGCGTTCCCTCTTGAATTGCCTGAAACAGCTCAATGCGGCGCTCGAGCTTGACATCCTCCATGGTCGTGACCGTGAAGGGGTAGTTCTCGAAGCGCGACTTCTCCTCAGGAGTAAACTCGCTGAACAGACGCCCATTCCACTTGATGGTGTCATCGAGACCGCTGTGGAACTTCTTCACCGTCATGAAGCGCTGCTGGCCATCCTCGATCCAGCGAACCACCTTTCCATCCACCACCTCCTCAAAGAGGATTAGGCTTAGGGTGGGCATGCCATCCATGATGGTCTGAAAGAAGCCATCCGCTTGCTTGGGCTTCCAGATGTAAGGACGCTGGTGTTCTGGAATATCCAGCTTCGCGTCCTTGACCATGTCCGCAATTGTGCGCTGAGTCACCTGGAAAGGCATTTTGAGTTAGTTATCTGATTTATAGATTATTGGACTGATATAATCCATTTTTAAGAAGTAGAAAACGAATCCGCCTAAACATAAACCGAATAAAGCAACAATGAAGTTCTGTCCCGCCTGTCGCAACATGCTTTACGGGATTGACGAGGAGGTGGTGGACGGCGAGAAGACGGCCGTTTTAACTTGCCGAAAGTGCGAGTACAAGGAGCCGATCACTCGCGAGAACCCGCTCGTGTACGAGCACGTGCTGCGCGAGGACAAGACTACTAAACTGGTAATGAACCCTTATCTGAAAAACGATCCAACTCTGGACCACTTGTCAAACATTGTGTGTCCGAACACCGAGTGCCCGACCAAGACGAGCGGTGCCCAGCCCGACGTGGTCCCCGTAAAAATCAATGAGAAGCAGCTCGTGTGGATGTATCAGTGCGTCAACTGCGACTTTATTTGGAAGCAGACATCAGGAGCCAACTAGGTCTCCAACGCGACCCCTGCCGTCGCACGTCATACACATAGAAGCTTCCCGAACCTTTTTCCACCCCTTGCCGAGACACTCGCAACAAGTCTTTTTGCCAGCAGGGTGGTTGTAGCAAAAATTACATTCTTTGGTTGTGAAAGGATGGACCCAGCCAGTTCCCTTACAGTGCGCGCAGTTTCTGGGCATTTATTATAAATGAAGAAGACGCTTCTAAATAAGAAGTTCGATCGCTGCGTGAAGTCTGTCATGATGAGCAATAATGCGGAGGCCAAGGCCATCGCGATCTGTACCAAGACAGTGCTTTTCAAGCGCGGTCGCACCATAAAGAGATACACGAAGGGCCGACTCATAACACAGAGACGTCGCAGATAAAACGGATTACAATTTGGGAAATTCTTTTGCTACAAACCAACATGGAGCAGCTTCGTTTTGATTCAAAGATTCTCCACCCCGAAGTCCAGTCTGTGACTCGCGACAGCGTTGTGGAGTCGCTGAAGTCCGAGCGCAAGACCTGGCCCTATTTCACCAAGTATGAGGAGACTGTTCTGATGGGCACGCGCGCCCAGCAGATTGCTGAGGGGGCCAAGCCCTTAGTTTCTATTGACGGGATGCTGACTTCAGACCCCCGATTCACAGAAAGGGTCGCAGAAAAAGAGATTCTGGAGCAGAAGCTGCCGTTCATCATTCATCGGCGCCTGCCCAACGGCATTTCTGAGTATTGGAGCGCAATGGAGCTTTCAAAGATTTGGTAGTTAGCCATTCATCTCGCGAAGGGTCTCGGGCGACGGCGGGTAAACTAGATTTTTGTTGTCGTGCGGGGGCGACACCATGGAAGGGGCGGCATGGATCACTGTCTTGTTGGCCATCGCAATATCAATGCTACTGAAAGGGTCAAAGCGAGCGTTGTCGGCGTTCACGTCCTGGTTGAAGCGACGAGCGTCCGAGCGCACCCAGGCCGTCCACATGTCTTTCAGCAGGTAGGCGGAGACCAGTGCGAAAGCCAGAGCCGTGTAAGGAAGCTTCCGGGTAAAGAGTAGGGCGATCACGGCCAGAATGAGCACCGTCGCGCCCGAGCGACCTAGCTTGAGCAGGGATTCAAGCAGAAATATCGGGAACTGCTTGAACGAAATTACGGCCAGTAAAAACCCCAGGACGGCCAGGGCGTAAAACGAGTCCGGAGACATTTACTTAGAACCCAGAAAACGAATCTCTGGACATTCTAAGTATACCTTTCAAAATGATCTTTCCAATCCGCTGTGTTAGCTGTAACAACGTGATCGGGGGCAAGTATCTGGCTTACCTGGAGAAGGTGAAGGAGAATCGCAAGAAGACGGGCAAGGACGACATGGAATACCTGACCGCGACAACCGTAAAAACGGCTGAGGGGAAGGCTCTGGATGAGTTGGGGGTCTCCAAAGTTTGCTGCCGCCGCCACTTTCTGACACATGTGGATCTTCTGTAATATTTTGGGGGTCTAAAACAAATGTCCTACGCGGAATACATGCGGACTAAGGCGGCGGGCAGGGCTGTTGTGCTGGAAACCAGAAAGCCCACCGACTCGTCCATGATGACTTTAAAGAAGAAGCAGATGGCGTCCCGCGTTTTTCCTGTGCGTGGAAACTTCGTGGGGTCAACCATTGCCGGAACTGACCGCCCTGGCGACACCCACGCTGCTCGCTCTTACTCAAAGACTATAGGAAAGCCATCCAGCTCGTCTGCTTTTACCGAATACCGGGGCGCCATGGCAATTTACGACGACAGCGCAGCCAAACGTGGAGAACTTATTCAAAATAATAATCCGGCGAACTGTATTACCCCTCCCCTTCCTACGCCCTACTTTAACGGCTGCGGAGTCAACGGCGGTGGTCTGCGCGCGACCAACGCCGTTTCTTTGAGCGGAAGCGACTTTGTGCGTCAACAAATCGCAGCACAGCTTTCTAGGAACCCTATTCCCCACAATGTGGCTGGCTCGAAGCCGGCAGGCCCCGTGGCCGTGAACGATAACCTGCGTGTCAACGGCTACACTAACTGCGCGAATGGAGGCTCTGGCGGAGGAAACAGTTGCCGTAGCATCTTGGCGAACCATTCCATAAAGGACATTCCCGCACCCCAACCCAGCTACAACCCGAACCCTCCCTCGCGGGGGAATGGTGCGTTTGCAGCTATGGGCATGCCTGTAACCCAGCAGAACGCCTACAAGGCCGGCGCAGCTATTCCCAGACGCATTCCCACCTTCAACCTGGGAGGCACCAAGAAGCACGGAAACGACCTGTTCGTCAACCAAAAAGAGAAGATTGTTACCTACCAAGGTCCGGCGGGCGCCAAGCCTCACCTCCGACTCAATCAGCCTATGCAGGGTAACGTCAAGCCCTCTTAAACGCTCCGGGCAATTAAAACTCAATAGATGCTCTTTGTATCGACCAATCTCAAAAGTTTTGATGAGTTTCGCCAAAACTTTTTTGATGTAAATGCTACCAAAACCTGTTTGGATCTTTCCAAGGTTTCTTCGTCTCAACTCGCTTCCGAAGCAACATCAATCGTAAACCACCAAACATTATGTGCGGTTTTTTTGGGATATTTGGAGCCCGGCTTCATGCTTGACGGACCATCGCAGACCATTATGCGCAAGCTTTTTCGCAAGTTTGACGTTGCCATGGTCTGCGGCTTCGTAGAAAGCCTACCTCATTCCTGGAAAAACGAAATCAATACCCTTTACACTGGACCCATTTAAACAGGTATGGACGCGCCAGTGCTATCTACGATGGTTGTTCTTTACAGCGCTAACCTGAAGTTTGATGTCACGCGCCTCGCCGAGCTGCTGCCTTTGAACGAAACTATCATCAAAGTAGAAAAGCGCGGAGTTCTCAAGCGCGGCGAAAGCAAGCGCGACAAGATTCGGCGGCGCTCCAAGAAGGAACCGACTTCAAACAACACCGGATTCTGCCACAACTCTATTACGACGGTGATGCTGAGCAAGGGCGACGGTTCTCTTCCGGAAAAGGAAGTCACTGTAAAAATCTTTCAAAATGGGGTGTTTCATATGACGGGGGTTGTTCACGAGTTTTACCATACCTATCCAATCAGAGCCCTGCTTTCTATGATTTGGGAGACGGCTCAGGAATCAATCAAGGAGCCTCCGCCTATGTGGGAGATTCGCCAGTGTCGGGTAGTTCTGGCCAACTATACCACGAAGCTTTCCTCGAACGAAACGGTTGCGCGCGAGGCTTTGTTCAACAAGATTCGCTCCGAAAAGTTTGATGATGTTACGTGCCACTACGATCCTGATGTGTATCCTGGAGTCAAGATTCGCATCGGTAAAGGGAAGTGGACGGCAAAGGTATTTCGCACTGGCAAGATCATCTTGACAGGCGTCACGGAGCACGACGAGTGCCTGGGCTTTATGAAACAGCTGCTGTCGCTGTTTGAGAAGGTGCTGCCGCAAAAGCCGAAACCAGCACATACGTTAAGTATAGCTGCCCGAGCGTGAGCGCGCTCAAAAAACACATCCACATGAACACGTAGGAAGGATTGGAAAAACGTTCGTAAGCGTTAGACCACAGAGCGACGGCTCCGCCGACGACGACTAGAACCGCGACGGTGCTTCCGCCGATGAGTCCGGTTACGACGGCTTCCATGCTTTTTCTTTGTTCTTAGCCGACGTTTTCCTGCTATCTGAATTGGCGTGGCCTTTGATAAACCATCATAAGCCGCATTGGCTCTTAGCTGGTTCAAGTTGTCAATTGCCCCTACGAAGTTTTTCTCGTAAGATACACCCTTAATAGTTCCGCCTTCGGGGAGTTCGGGGACGTAGGCATACTTGCCACCCCCCTTCTGGCCTGCGCCCATCTTGGAAAAAGCCTGTGCGGCCATGTGCTGGTCTTCCAAGGTTTTGGCGGCGGCAACGTTTAGCATAGAACCATTGATGTTCGCCGGCGGAGGAGGCTCCACCATTTTCGGCGGATTCATTATAATCTGGCCATTCGCCAGAGTTGGCATCTTAATGTATTAAGCAGAAATAAGACAAAGATGAACTCTATTAAGCTACAGGCCCTGGTGCGGGATATGGATACCAGCATGCGTAAGCACAAGGCTCTGAAAACTTCCAATTTTACCGAGTTCCGTCAAAAGGTGGCAGATGAGAACAAGGTTCTGTATGACGAGTATCCCCCCATATTTGAAATGCACATTTCTGGAAAGCTAGACGAGACCTTCTTTGAGATGCTGCGTCTGCGTCGCAAGATTGAGCTGGGAGAAATCACGCAGGACGAAGGAGACAAAGCTTTTGGGCAAAAAATCTTTGACCGGTTTGTGGGGCCGGTTATTAACAAGGATGCCCCCCCACCCGCGAAACCCATGAGCTATTCCGAATATTATGACCAGTTCAAGTAAATATGCCGTGTGCTAACCGCTCTTGCCAGCCCAGGGGGCCAAAAAAACCTCCACTAATGCGTTACGACACTGTTAGTAAAAGACTTGTTCCTGTAGCTTGTTGTAGTTTTGAACCGGATATCCTCTGTAATGCTAGTTTCAACGCGCCAGGTCCTTCGTTATTGCTTGGGTATATTATTGTTGTTTCGTGTACAGATAGTGTTCCCAGCAATTTCACCGTTCCAGCAGGTGCTACTAATCTACTAGTAATCTGTATTGGAAGTGGTGCTATTGGAGGTGGTGGCTTAGCCTGGAGTTACGATATACCGTGTAGCCCTGGCCAAGTGTTTTTGGTGTCTCCCGGAGGTGGTGATAGTACTTTTGGAGATCCGGCTTCCGGTCCCTATCTAAATGGCGGAGGTGCCTTGGGAACGATTGGTGGCACGCATTCTGGAAATAATGTGAGATTGCTGGGAGGAAATGGGGGTAATGGTTCATTAGGGTTCCTGGGACAGCGTTTCTACGGCGGCGCGGGTGGTTATTGTGGAAATGGCGGATCTTTCCAAGTGGACGGAAGTGGTGGCGGTGGATCGGGGGGCTACATTATAAGTGTACCAGGTGGAGGAGTTGGATTCAAGTACTACACCCCTTACAACGGAACACTTGGAGCACCTGGTAGCGTTGAAACAGGCGGAAATAGTTACGGCGGAGGAGGAGGATCTGGTGGCGCTATCTTTATCGGGTGGTACTAAGATTCTTCCCTGAACCCCCTGCGCAGGTCCATTAGCAACTTGCCCATCTTGTTGAGGCCCCTCCACTTGGAGGGCGTCTTGGACTTGGCCGATTCCATGCCCGTTCCAATTCCCCAATACGTGTCTCGCGCATCGGCATCCCCAATAACCTTGTCGCCAGTATCATCCAGCTCCTTGCGCAGTTCCGGGTGCTGGACGAACTTAGCTCGGACTCCCTGCTCCATTATGCCGTCGCGCTTGGACTCCCACGTTTCCGTATTGAAGTTCTTGACCTTGTCCCCTATTGCTTTGGCAGCCTTGGCGGACTTGGCCCCTCTCACTTTTTCATACGTCTCGGTATCCTCAAACACCTTTGCCTTTGAGGCCTGGACGAAGTGCTCCACGGTTTGATACTTAACTCCTTCAATTTCAATTGGGTGTACCGAATCGTTGCTGAAGTTCTTGTAAGGACCCTTGTCTTCGCCCGCGCCGTGGAATAGCGCAGGCTCCTCTTCGGGCTGAGCTCCTCCCAGCTTGAGCTTGCGCTTCTTTGGCTTCTCTTCCGCCACGGGTTCCGGCTCCGGCTCAGGCTCCGGCTCCGGCTCAGGCTCCGGCTCCGGCTCGGGAGCCTTGCCGCGCTTGAACACGAAGGTGCGGTTCAGGAACGAGAAGGTTTGTTGCTCCTGCGTCAAAGTGACGCTCGTCTGCTGGGAATAGACTTCTGAGAACATCTTGGTGTCTTCCAGGAGGTAGCCGTGCTCCTCCAGGATTTGAACAATTTTTTGGAAGGGAACCAGGTATTCAATTTCGGGCTTCTCAAAGCTTTCCAGAAACACCTTGACGCCCATCCCAAACTCCTCGGTCCACGTATCCTTGTCCATATACTGCTTGGTAAACTCTCCACATACCTGTTTGTCGCATGAGAACAGGTGGGTCTTCTTGCCCAGAAGCAGGGAGTAGACCGCCTGCCCGTCCAAACAGGTGCCGAAGAACTTGTCCTTTCCATACTTCTGGAGATTTTTCGCAAAGTTTCGGAACACTTCCTCGGTCTCGCACGAGTAGTGGATGGCGAACTGGCACGACACATTGTCGAACTTTGAGAGCCCCTCGAACTGGGCCAGGTATTCGGTCGGCGCTTTCTCGGCACCGGTCAAAATCGGCATATACTTATCTTCCTGCTCCAGCAGAGGATACACAGACATGTCGCCCTGAAGAAAGAGGATCGGGGGCAGGTAGTCGTGCGGGTTCTTCTTCTTGTCAGAAAGGTATCGCACCGCCGAACCTTGCGAAGGCGACACGATATTAGCCAGCGAAATGTCCACGCCCACCACTTTGGATGGCTGGACGCGCTTCCACTTGTGAAGGTCGCCACCGCGCCCCACGGCTAGCTCAAGCAGGGTGTCGCCCTTCTTGACGTTGCTTTTGTAGAGCTCCTCCTTGACGCGATTGTGAAAATTATATACGTCGTTGAACCCGCGAGAAGAGCGCTTGAGATCATCGCGGTAATACATATCGTCCTCGTAAGTATCATCCGGCTTATTAGTCATGAAGTTTTTGATCATTTCCTCGGTGACGGGAACGTGCATCGAAGTCCAAATTGAGTTGGCCACCGTGATGTCGTTACCATACTGGGGCTCCTTCAAGACTCTGTACTGGAAAGTCTTGTCGTAGCGCGTGCGCATAATAGTCCAGCGCCGCGTATCAATGTCAAACGAGCATTCCACAATCGTGTTGTCCTCCACCTTGTTGCCGTCCTTGTCCACTGCGATATTCTTCTCGTTCATGGGAACTAGGATTTGGTAAGCGTCCGGGTCGCGAGGCACTGAGGGCTGGAACACTGATGGTATGCGCGTGTTCATGTCCGCGATGCGCTGGAGGTCCGGCGGAAGCACCTTGGGAACATACTCGCCCGTCATGGTTTCGCGCGGATAGATGATGTCGTCGCTCGGAGTCCGAGACACGTAAAGCTCGCCCTTCCTTGCTTTGGAAGAGGTCAGAGGGTCAAACGTCTCGTCCGCGGAAATTTTGAGGAGGAAGTCAATGCTGTTCTGGTCGGCGGGCTTCCACTTGTAAACGCGGTTCCAAGTCTTGCCCTTGCGATCGGCCGGAGGAGCCACTCCGCTGAGCCGGGGTGTAAAGATAAGGCCGTCAGTTTCATACTCAAACTTGGTTGACAGCAGGGTGCGAATCGCCTCCTCCATCGACAGCCCGTCGCCGGCCAGAAAGAGCTTGGTCTCGATGCGCAGAGGATTTAGGGTTGCCGACATCGCAAACGAGGTGCGAATGTCTTCCACGAACGTCTTGGCGCATCCCAGCCGAGAGTTCAGCGGATTTTTGATAAGATCCTCGTCGGTCTTGAGCAGTGGTAGGTTCTTGACGTCGCGATTGCGGAAGCGATAAATGTCGAAGATACAGAACAGGTTCTTTTCGGGAATGAACTCGCCGTCCACGAAGTCGCCTACGTGGCTGTCGTCCGTGGCCGTGACACCAGTCCACACTACCTGGAGACTGGGGCTAACTTTGAGAACCCGGCGATCGCGAGCCACATACAGTCCCGCGCGCTCACCGTCCGCCTTGTTGGTCACCGTATAACCCTTTGAAATGTTGTGCGGGTTCGCAGGGTTCAGGTGGCGACGAACCATGGTCACAGGATTGAAGAAGGAGTTGGAGCTGGACTTGAACTCCTGCTGGTATCGCTGAACATCGGACACTTTTAGCAGGAAGTAGGATTGGTTATAGGCCTGCGAAAGCACCGTGGTGATTCTCAAGAGCTCCTGGACAATGTGCTCGTCGGAAATCCCAGTCTTCTTGTTGATGAACTCAATTTCCAGCTCGTAAAAGTGCGGTTGCTTCAAGAGGTCCTTGATAGACTGCTTGGAGTTGGACACGCGAGTCTTGACCATGGAAAAGTCTACTTGGAACAGCTCGTTCGCGGTCTTGAAAGACTTGCGATTCAGGATGCGCACGTGGCCCTTGGGGTCGCTCGGATTGCCCTGCCAGTCCCGGCGCATCTCAGTTTCCGACCGGAGCGTGAACCTCATGTTGCCTTCGGGCACGTCCAGCAAATCCTTCTTGCCCGGCTGGCCCTCAAAGTATCTCGTCTTCTTTTCCACCACGAGTTTGATGTCCTTGAAAGAGTTGGACACGCAAATCTTGTGGATGTTGTGAGCATCGTCAATGATGACACGCATGTTGTCGGGATACGAAATGGTGAGGCGATTAGATTCCTGGATTCCGCCGACCGCCAGGGTAGAAACGGCTTTCAGGATTCGGTCGGCCACGTCTTTGGTTTGGATTTTACCGGAAAGCAGTTTGCATTCTACTTCTGCTTTTGGGTCTTGCTTGGAGATTTTGATAAACTCCGCGAGACCGGAAATTGTCTCGGGGGAGACTATTGCCTCCATTCTATTATATTTTAGTTGGATTAAAGCTCGTTCGTTTTTCACTTAGAGTATACTAGAGAAGAAAAATGCTGTGGAATGGAATCCTGCCCCTCATTCCTGGACCATTCGTTCGTAGGTTTTACGAGTTTTGGTATCTTCGTCCATTCGCTTCCGCTGATCAAGAGAAAAAACCACATACTTTTCAACCTCCGCCAGACAGTCTTCTGTTAGAGAGTCTGTTGAGACAAGCACTCCACTCTGAGTGTTCGTGAACTGCGTGGTATACTTGCGAATGATTCCATAAATTTGACCATGCTCGTTGGAGTCCATGGCGTCAATCTTGTCCTTGAGCCACTCCTTCTTAGAACGGGACGTCATTTGTAGTTATATCATCCCCGCCCCGTTTAAGCTTCCGCTTCTTCGGCTTTTCTGCTTCCATCGGCGCCGTAATCACTACCTGCTTTTCTTCGCCCTCTTCTGCCTTGGGTATCGGGACTGTAAGAGGTTCAGCAACTTCCCGGGTGAGCAGAGGAGCCTCAACTTCCGCCTCAATCTTGGCGATTAGGCGACCCACGATAATGATGTCAGCATCCTGTTGCTTGAATTGGGCTCCAATTACCTCAAACTCTACCTCCTCCCCAACCTGGGCCGAGTCAAAGTCGGCGTTGCCCAGGTGAAGGTCGCGCGGAATCAGAATTTTGATTGGCGGAGTCTCGGCGTGGATTCCCACCTTGCTTCGCAGTTTGATGGGAGCCTTGAAGATTTGGCCGGGGTGGGGCAGGCACACATCGGCTTGGAAGTCCACGTCATAATCCACACCGCCCTTGATATAGTTGGTGCGACCCAGCGAGTAGTTCAGAATGGTGACGGAGTTGCGCTGAATGAAGCCTTCGGAAGAACAGCGTCCCTCAAAGTTCATCTTGAGCTGGGCTAGAATGGAGGCCTGCATGTTGCGCTGGAGGAACTTGGAGTGGATATGTACCTTCTTCTTGAGATCGCGCCGCTCAAACAAAGGGTCCATTCTCTTTACTATGTTTTTATTTTGGGACGTTTAATTCGTTTTGGTTGAAAACGAACAATTCTGAAACACGCTATGAATAACAAAATGTCTCAAACATTAAACCAAGTTCTGCCAATGCTTTTGGCGATTGTAGGTCGGGAGTTTCACTTGCCCATTACAAAGGACAAGGGAAGTGTTGGCAACTTGTTGCAGGATTGCCTAGGAATTCCCCGTAGCTCTAACTGCTTAGACTTGACCGATGGAGAAGTCAAATGCTTTCCCCTAAGAAAACTGCGGGATGGCTCTCTGGTTCCAAAAGAATCCATAGCTGTAACCATGTTGGACAGGGATGAGCTGAAAAGCATAGACTTTGAACACTCAAGGTGTTACAAAAAGATTGAGCGCATGCTCATAGTTCCATATCTTCGAACAGAGGACTTCATATGCTTCATGAAGCCGTCGGTTGTTGACAAAAACCTTCCACAATACACCGAGCTTTATGCTATCTTCAAGACTGATTATGACGAGATTCGGCAAAAATTTCTCGATACGAGTAGGCTAGAGTCCCGCATCGGGAAGCTTCTACAGAATCGCACTAAGGGACCTGGACATGGCTCCACTTCCCGAGCATTCTACTTTCGCCCAGCATTTATGCGGCAATACATTCCAATCAGTTCGTAATCAGAACCTCATTGGTCTTGGCACCTGGGCTTTTTGAGTTGATTGCTCGCCTACATGATACAATTTTTGTTATGTAGTTTGGTTCGGGAAATGATTCTCTGACCAGAGGCACATCGGCATTACTCATCAGCATATTTGCCGTGAGTTTTCCACACATATCAAACAAGATTTGATGGTTTTTTAGACCGAACCCATCAACCGTGTATCCCACGAACGACTTGTCGCATTCCGGTGCGTATGGTGGGTCAAGGTAGACAAAGTCCCCCTCCATAACTTTGCTCAGCGACTCTTCAAACCCGCCGTTTGTGAATATGACCTCTTTTATAAGCTCAGATACTTGGCGAATATGGTCTTCGTCGAGAATTTTGGGGTTCTTGTAGTTTCCAAAAGGGACATTGAATCCTTTCGGTCCTTCGCGATAAAGACCGCGGAAGCATGTTTTATTCATGAAGAGAAACATTGCCGAAGCAAGTGTAGACATGCGCTCTTGCTTGGACATTTCATTAAACTTTGTTCGAATCCAGTAATAGTAAGATTCTTGGGAAGTTTGCGCTTCCTCCAAGTTTGTCGGACTACGATTCACAATATCTCCACGCGACTCAATGTACTCGTCAACGAGTTTCTTGACCTCAACAATCAGTTGCTCGGGAGTCGACTGAATATTCTTGTAAAGTCCGATTAGGTTAGAGTTCAAATCGCTAGCATACACTTTACCAGATACATGTATATCCTTACATGAAAGAAGAGCAAGAAGAACGCTACCTCCTCCGACAAAAGGCTCGTGGTAGTTCGCAGTTTCGCGCGGAAACAGGTTTAGAACCTCATCTATGATTTGCGTTTTGCCCCCTACCCATTTCAGGAATGGTTTCATTACTTGGCTTCTTGTATTCTGTGAATGAACATTCGTTTTGGTTGAAAACGAAATATTCAAAAGTCATTTGAGTTTTGCCAAAATGTTTCAAAGTAGTGATGGTTCTTCATGGAAAATTATTCCGGCAAGTCGCCTTTCTGCGATTGAAATTTGGAAGGGCAATCGTGTTCTCGACGAGTCTCACGTTGCGCGAATCAGCGAGTCTCTTCACGGCGAGATTGAGAAAGTAAACTTGAACCCGTTTCGCATCGCAGTTATTCACGAAGAGGAGCGGATCGGGCGCTACATTATCGACGGACAGCATCGAGTCAGTATCTTGAAGCAGTACTTTACTAACCCAGATGCTCTGGACTTTGACGTAGTAGTCATTGAGAAGTTCTGTTCAAATGAGTCCGAAATCATTGAGCTCTTCAAGGTGATTAACACAACTCGCTCAATTCAGTGGAAGGAGGATCCTGTACTAGTTTCCAATCGATACATTGACGCGTTCCTAAAAGAGTTTAATAAGGATCCAAAGAAGCCGGTGGTCAAATCCGGAAAAACTAATAGACCTTTCGTGTCTGTAGAAAAGCTACGAGATGCTCTGGTTTCAAAGCATGTCGTAGACTGGAAGACCACTCCCACAGAGTTCGTTGATAAGTGTAGGGAAGCGAACGCAGCGTATCTTGAAACGCTGGACACCACAAAGTTGATGAACAAAAAAGCGTTCGACCTAAAGTTTGCCCTTGGTCTATTTGACTTCGCGTGGGTCTAATCTTTGAGCTCCTCGAAAATGGAATTGGGTTTACACAAAAAACTAATAGAAATGCCTTATCCTAAAACTAGGGCAAAAGCGAAGTGTTTTCGCTGCGGGGACCTCGTAGCAGGGCATATGGGCAAGAAGCGTGAAATATGTCCGTCGGAACATGGACATAAGGCTACTGAGAGCGGAAGATTTACATGTTCAAATGAAGGGTGTGAACACACATTTACAACTTTAACTTCAGCACATAATCACTCTACAGGCGTTGCTTGTCCCCAATACGATGGAGTGATTGCTAAGTTTCCTTGTCCGAATAATTGCGGCGTCGTCTTTCGCCAAAAAGCAAATGCTTGTAATCATGCTCGGTCTAAATCGTGTGTAGAAAATCCGGAAAGAAAAGCTGACCCGGAATATCGCGGAATGTTACGCCACAATATCACAGATGATACAAAAGTTTGTAGCGATTGCAAACTTCGCAAAAGCGTCTCTGAGTTTGGGTCTAGTAAAAAGCCTGAGACAACTATATCTTACATCTGTAAAAGATGTTATGGTATAAGGGCAAAGTTCAACGGATGTCGCACACGAGCAAAGAAAGAGGGTAAAGTTCCTGACTTCAATATGGAGGATATCAAGCTCATGGTAAAAAATACCGCTGTTTGTCCGGTATTTGGATGGGAACTCAAGTATAATGGGGCGCAGCAATCAAGAAAATCTGCAACAATAGATGCCTTTATCCATGCAGATGGGCATAAAAAGTCAAACTTGCGGATAATTTCCTATTTCGCCAACACTATCAAGAACAACTCAACTATTGTTGAGATGAAACAACTTATTGATTCTATTTCTTCGTGGATAGCTCCGGTAATTGAGGAAACGCCAAAAAACAAGAAGGTTCATCAAGTTCTAAATAAAGGACAAACATCAAAAGTTTGTTCCGTTTGTAGAATTGATAAGGCGCTGGATCAATACTCAAAGGATCCAAAAAGTAAATTAGGTATATGCTGTAGGTGTTTCAGATGTTCAGCAGTAAAGGCAATGTATTGTAATGCTAAAAACAGAAGTGGGGACAAGATACCATTCAGAATTACACTACAATACCTTCATGCATTAGCAAAGGGTATTGAAGCATGTCCTATTTTGAAGATACCTCTTCAATATGCGAATGGGAAGCTGTGCGATAATAGTGCCACTTTGGACAAGTTTGATGTTTCTAAAGGATATGTTCCTGGAAATGTGTGGATTATCAGCGACAAAGCAAATCGTATGAAGAGTGATGCTACACTGGAAGAATTGAAGAAGGTGTATGTCTACATGACAAGCCCTATTCCTTGAGTCTCTTCAGCAGATCGGAGCGGTTATCGGGCTCGTTGAAAATTTCCAGCTCTTCGGGTGTGACCCAGAATATCCCCTGCTTTTTTGATAAAACGGCTTCCTTGATTAGCAAGTCCAAAAACAAGCACCGGTCCTTTTTGGTCTTTACTTCTTCGGGGAATCCGGAACCTACGAGCCACTGCGAAAAGGCGTTCAAGACATTTTCGGTATAGGACGTGCACGCCCTGCCCCCAATCACCTTGCTTCTCAGGGCGCGCTTGATTTCCTCTGACTTTTCGTCCACGTTGAAAACCAGAGCTTTCTCTTTCAAAGACGCAAACAGCTCGTCCTTTCGGTCAATGAACGTGTCTTTGGAGTTTTTCAGCCACTCTTGATACAAGTCTTCCTCGGCTCCCACTGGCGTGATCTTTTCCTTGGCAGAGTTAAATATCTTTTTGGAGCCCAGCACATACAACATAAGATCTTTGTTGGAAGCTTTTAACGGTTGAGCATATATGGGAGGATCAGACCAGCTCAAGTTTAGTAAGTGCGCAACCTTTTCGTCTTCGGTCAAAAGGTTGTCCACTACGTACCAGTTTAGGACGTCGTTCTTGAATCTGGATTTTATGTGGGGTGGCCACTCGTAAACTTCGCGCTTGGCTTCTATGTCCACGCTTTCTCCGGTCAAGTCTTGCGTTTGAGCAGGAGTTCCGGGTTCTACAACGGGTATTTCGGAAGGTACTCCCTCAGAGCGCTTGATGATACGGTCTTGTAAGGTATCGTTATCGCCCGGCGCAAAAGCGAATAGGCCGTCCTTGGCTTGTAAGTGTCCGATGCGGCCATTGGAGTCTTTTAACAAAAATCCGGAATCAATGGCGTTCTGTAAGATGTAACTTAGGACGTTAGCGGAATACTGCTTCATTTGGGAATTGGAAAAAAGATCGGCCTTCTTCCAAATCGGTTTCTTCACAAAGAGTTTCAAGACTTTATCCAGAATTTCGTCTTTGACGTCCAAGATAGCAGACAGAGGGCGCTGGTGCTCGGGATCCTCCTTTGCTTTAGCAGTCTTACAAACCAGATTCTTGAGCTCTGGTTCAAAGGTGGGCGCGCTCATCTCGGCCAGTGTCAAGAAAAGCTCTTTGCGGTCCTGGGCTCGCACTTGGGGAATTTTTAGCTCGGTGCGCCATTCCACAGGTAGGTTGTTGGTGTTTATTTGTAGGTCGCAGTCCATCGCCGACTCCATAACGACTCGCTTGACTTTGGCGATCTTAATGGCCTTTTCTTCAACAAATGTGCGGTAAATGTATTCGTCCAGCGTTTCTTCGTCTGAACTAGGGTAGCGGCACACGTGTAGGTAAACAGTACAGTTCTGCTCTTCAAAGGGTAGCAAGGCGTGGGAGCAGGTGCGCATTCCGCGCCCTATAACTTGCTCTATTCTGCTCATGTTGAACCACGGATCCAGAACGTGGATTTGGCGCACGAACTGGAAGTCCACGCCCTCCGAAACTTTGGGAGACGCTATGACTACTCTGATGTCTGAGCCGTCCGCGTTATCCGAGCGCTTGAGGCGAATCATGGCCTTGCGAATGTCCACGTCAGAAATTTCCGAAGTGAACAGAACATACTTGCCCTTGGAGCCGCGCGCAACTTCGCCGGACGTTTTCGCAAAGAGGCGCGGGCCGATGGCCGGCTCGTATCCGTGCTCTTCGAGACACATAGCAAAGAGCTGGGCCCCACCCTCTACGATGTTAGAATAGACAAAGGCAATGCCCTTGGTCATGCTCAACAAATTCATAATCAAACCGAACTTGGAGCTATACAAAGCGACTTTGGAGGGAGCTAAAAAAGCTTCGTCTTTGTAATGGAACCCTTCTGCGACCTTTGTCACCGATTCTCTGAAAGTCTTGTTTCCGGGATAGGCGCAAATCAGGCGGAAGTCGGAAATGGCTTTGACGCCCAAGCCCTTTATTGCCTTGGCTTGGAGCGGAGACACGAAGGACTTGGTCAGCGTCAAATACTTGCGCTGTGTTTGGATAGGGTTGCCCAGAATATCTGTGTTGCGATCGGCTTTGGCAATAAGGTCGTCGGGTGGAGGAAGTCTAAAAGGGAACGTGAAAGGATTGTCGCCTTTCAGAAAGGAAATGTAGTCCTGACACCATCCTCTGAACTTCTGCTCCTGGTCTTTCTTGAACTCTCCGGACTCAGTAAAGATATCAGAAGTTTTAATAGACTTCTTGGTATCCAGTTTCCGCTCGTTCCACAGAAAGAGGTTGAAGTAATATAGAAGCTCGTCAAACTTATCGTACATGGGCGTGGCGGTCAATAAAACTAGGATAACGCCATTGGCGGTTTTCAGAATCTGTTCTAGGGCGATGGCAACTAGCTTAGAAGATTCCGACTCGGTAGTTTCTCTTAGGTTATGAGCCTCGTCAACAATTATCAGGCGATTATCAAATGTATCGTGAATCCACTGGGTTCGGGAAACTAAGTCTTGGCGCTCCACAATGTTGGCGAATTCCGCGTATCCTCTGAACTCGTAAAACTCGGAAATCAGTTTGGCGGCCATACCCATTATGCGTTCCTGGCTGGCCTTGTCGGTATATCTCAACGGCTCGGCTTGCGAGCGCTGAAGCATGTCCAGATATCTGCGACCAGTGCACTGCTTGGACAAAATCAGGCCTTCGGGATCCACAGAAACCTTTGAGACGCTGAAAATTTGGCTCTTAAAGTTTTCTTGGATGGCGGGATTGGCTAGCACAAAGACCTTTTTGTCCTGGAACTCTGGTCGCACAATGAACTCCTCTGCTATTTGGATGGCCGTACAGGTTTTGCCCGAACCCGTGCCGTGGACCAGCATGATGCTCTGCGTCGTGGACTCGGGGCTCATGACTCGGCGCAGGAACCTCTGGCTGGGCTGAAGCTTGAAGTCTCGGGAAGAAGTTACGGAGCACATTTCTTCGCGCATGTTTTTCAGGGCTTCAAGCGACGGGTTGGGAAGACTCGGGGCCCGAGTTTCCGCAAGTTCTTCGTAGGTGGTGTTCACCATCTCCTTGTTTCAATTTGATGGATTATTTTAAGCCATCTTGCGTTAAGTCATAATGGAGAACTCTCACCTGGACATCGTTTTGAAGCGCGACTGGTTCGTAGACGAGTCGTATATCTTTGAGATTCTGGATAAGCTTGACGAGGACTCTTACTGGTATCTCGTTGAAAACATTTCTAACTACCCCGAGCGAGTTCGTAATTGTATTGATCCCATTAACTGGGGCATCGGTCCTTACAGAAAATGGTGGGGCGATTACTCGGACAAGCAGATGGCCGCCGACAAGAAAGAGTGGGAAACCTTGTCTGCGAACGTCGCCAACTTTTACTGGAAGAAGCACAAGGAGGAAAACAACTTGAACTTTGTAACTGACATGCCCGTTCCCGAAAAACTTTTGACGGCAAAGGCCGACTTGGACTCTTACGTTTCCAAGAAGTACCAAAAGGGTGCCCGCCAAACAGACGAAAACATTGCGAGAATGAAAACAGAAATTGAGAAATTGGAAAACGAATATAAGTTTTCTAAAGATCTACAGAAGTCAGAAGATGATCTCAGAGAAACATCCGCGAAACTTACCTGGCATAATGAAACAGCGATGCGCCAAGTGTATGAAAAAAGCTTTGATCATGATCACGTGTAAGTGCGAACATAATTACTGCTTGACTTGCCGTGTTCCCGAAGTCCACGAATGTAAGTTTGACTTTCAGGCAAAGGCGAAAATAACAATTCGCGAACAGAACCCGATAGTCGCCAGCGAAAAACTTGAGAAACTATAATGGACATTCTTGCTGTTTGCATCGCCGCCCTCTGGGTGGATTTTGTTATTATTGCTTTGTCCAAGGTTTTTGACTTTGGCGAGACCCTGAAAAAGTGGTATCGCGAGTTCGGGCCCGTCGCCGTCATCAACGACACTCTGGTCATTGTCCTGGGTATTTTGATGGCAGAGTTCCTGTTTCCCAAAGCCTCCCTGCCCTTTTTGGTCGCGGCTGTCATTGTGATCCAAGTGGTTCACGACGTTCTTCTCAACGTTCTTGTAATCCAACAAATTCCCCGAGGCCACAACCGCGTGATTGATATTTTTAAGGAGTATGTCCAGGAAAACTCTTACAAGATTTTGATCGCCGATGCCATAATGATTTCTTCGGCAATTGCGTTTTCCCGTTATTTACATACCTTACCCCGCAATGTTATGGCTTTTATTGGTTTATTGGGCGTGTATTCCATGACCTACATGATATACACAAATTAAAAATTTTTACAAATCCAGTCCCAAACTCTCTGCTTTGTTTCCACCGCCTCTATGGCGTGAAGAGTTCCCATTACAAGAGAAAAGGTTACATTTTTTAAATCGTCTAAGCTAATCTTATTTCTCGTAACCTTTTCTTCAAAGTATAACCGCAGACTATCAGCTTGTCCCGGTAAACAAACATTGTTTAATGCGCAATCATATCCAAGAATTGACTGGTAGAATTTTGCGTAGTCATACATTCTGTCTCCGCCCGTAGTATAAGTATTGTAAACTTTACCTCTCATATCAAAAACTTTCAACTTACCACGGAAATCAATAATCATATTGCTGAACCAAAAATCTCCGTGAATGTAGTCTACAATTTCCATGGTGCCTTTTTGAAAATAGTTGTTGAGTTTTAGAATACACTTTTCTTGAACTGAACAAGCATTGTGAAACGGATAGTCCTTTTTGATTGCGAACCTTTCTTTAAGTTTTTGTATATAATTTGCGGTTACAGTTGAAATGTCCGGTTTTGCTGTTTCACTTTTGAAAGAGTGTAAAATGTCAAGAAACTCAAAACACTTATCAATGTGTTCGTTACTAACAAGTTCAGATTTATACAATGTAAACATGGGAATTCCATGTATATGTTCAATTTCTAAAGATCCCACGCCATTTTCTGTCGTAGAGCTATGATATAGAGGAAAATATTCGCGCAAAATATGATCCTCTGGGATGTTTTTGTAATAGTATATTTCACCGCTTATAAACTGTAAGGGTCCTTTCTTAACTACTTTGTTGTCTATGACTTCAAGTGTATTGTTCTTATTGGGTGCCAATGAGTTAAATGGCTGGTCTTTTGCGGTTTCATGTACATACCCCAAGCTAAACAAGTCATTCCGGTAAGGATTTATTGATCTGTCGTCAATATACATGTCAGCTATCGGCTTTCCAAATAAAATTTCATCGTAAGGAATCTGAAACTTTTCAAGCATATCAAAGGTAATTCTTCCGATGTCCTTTATTACAGCTCCTATATTATTGGAGTGTGTCTTCATGCGTCTTGCGGTGTGTATGATAATCGTATGGCCGTCTTCGTGCATTCTTCGCGCCAATTGAATCATGGGTTCGATAGGGTTCACCGTAGAATAGTCGCCTGACACACTGGGTGGTGTAACTAATGTGTTATCTAGGTCAAAACATACGCGCATCTTTGGCTTCTCAAGTATGGTCCAACACTTTTTTAGTTCTGCCAGTGAACCTATGTGATGTATATCCCCCTCAAAGCGTATTCCCTTGACGCGTATCTGTTCCTTAAGCATGTCTTGAAATAATAAAGACATATATAGCTCAGAAGTTGTAATACATTCGAGACGTTGTAAAGCATACTTGCGAAACTGCGCAATTGATTGAAACCCGTAAACGCCGCAGCAAAAATTTTCAGAAATCCTGACCTTTTCTTTGAATTCGGTCAAATACCCATCTTCATCTAGTTTAATATAACTATATTTTGTATTGTTTGTACGATCTATTGCTTCGCCTATAAATGGGGTTTTCTTTTCGTCAAAAAATGTTTTGGGAAATTTATATAGAACGTCGTTGTCCAAAAAAACAATGTTTTCATTCAGAATATCAATGTTCTTAGTACCCAAAAATGCCGATTCAATAGGTCCTCTTGTAAAATAAGGTAGATAGTGAAATATACATTTCTTTGTCTTGAATTCATTAATCACTATTTCTGCAAAGTTGTATTTTACTAAGTGAGGAGCTACGACAAAATGTATGGTGTCGACCGAAGTTGGTAAGTCATGTAGAGCATATGATATAGAAGGTTTTCCGTATATCATGTTCAGTGGTTTTGGATACGAATAGTCTTCCATACGGGTTCCCAACCCTCCACATAGTACAACAACGATCATTCAATTGTTTCTCATCTAGGTTGTTTATGTTATGTTTTTAACGTAATCTGTTATGTAACCAAAAAAGTATCTTTAGTTTTTTATTACAAGAAATATACTCAGCTCTGCGTCTCGTTGATGCCGATCTTGCGGTCCAGCATCTGGCAGGCCAGGTCCTGGTAATCGGCAACCTTCTTCTCAAGCGTCTTTACCATTAGCTCAAGCTCCTCAATCTTCTCATCCTGTTCATCGATAAGGTCGTAGAGTGGAGAATCTTCGTCAATGACCTTGCGCGGCGGCTCTGCGCATGCGCGCATGTAGGCCATATAAGTGATTACACCGGTAATCAGTGAAATTATGAGCGCCGGCACAAAGAAGTCGGGGGGCGCGTCAGTGTAGATCGTGACCTCTGACATTTTATTGAAGTCAGCTATTGAGATTCCAACGAATTCCGTTTTTTAGGCAAGTGGACGACAATGGAAACGAGGACGTAACTCCTGATCTGGTACGCCTTGATAAAATCGGTGTTAGACAGAAAGTTCAGGCGACCAAAGTTGTAGTTGCGCGGAAGTTTGAGGAAGATGTAGTGGGGTCTGTTGCGTTTTAGCAAGATACCTTCCACCCACTGGTCCAGGCGGTGACTGGACAAGTAAAGGTCTAGCATCTTGTGCTCTAAGTAATCGCGACCTCCCCACGGCGGGTCAATATAGAGAACATCCGAATACCAGTCAAACAATATCGTGCTGTCGCCCAAATAGGTCCGCACGTTCTTGAACCCGTAAGCTTCAATATTGTTGTTCAAGGCCTCAAAGTTGTCTGTCTTCAACTCAATGCTGTGAACCTCCTTAAAATTCAAAGCAAAGTTTACCGTGTCCCCACCTATACAACCCGTTGCGTCCGTAATGGTTTTTGAGGCGGTGTCCTTCACAACGTGTCGCAGAACGCCAAGGATTCGGTCGGCATCTCGGCGCCTCGTTATGCTGTAAGCCCCCTCTTCTGTCAATTTTAAGCGCGAGTAGTCAAGCCCTTCTCGGAAAGGAAACAAGTCCTCCATTGCCCACTCTTGGTTTAAAAGTTCTAAATCCATTTCAAAAATGTATGGTTTAGACCGGCGACTTAAGGTCGCTGAGCTTTCGCTTGCGAACTTGCGGAACCACGATCTCGCGTGGCTGGGTCTCGTTATTCGTCGTAGGAAGAATCCCCCCACCACGCCTCAGCTTCCCGCTTTTTGACTCGCCGATTGCCACACCAACAATCATCAGGATACAGATAAACGCGATAGTCCCAATCATCTTTCTTGCTCTGGGAATCCGTGGCTTGCTAAAATCCGTTTCTGTTGATTAGCGTATTTATGCGCGTATCCAGGTCATCAATGTCGTAGCCTTTGGGGGCAGGATAGGCCTCGTATTCTGCTGCCCTATCGGGGTACTCGTCCAAGCTATACGTGGTGTAAAACATGTTCTTGCTTCGGGAATACTGCGTTCCCTTGCGAGTGATAGAATGGTCCGCGAAGCGAACCTTCTTCGGCATTTTTCAGTTATATATGATTCTCAAATAAATCCATTTTAAAGAGTAATGAAAGTTCCGTTGCGCTACGTGCCCCGGACATTGCGACGCTCTGATCGTAATAAACAAATACAGATGCTCAAGAAGTCCAGAAAGTTGTATAAGCAGGGTAGGTATTACACCAGAAAGGCTTTGTCGTCTTTCAAGAGCAAACCTTCAGGTCACGTGGCCACCGCTCGCAGGATTTACGGCGTGGATAAAATACGCCCGGGCGCAGAGCTGTCCAAGGCCACCGGATGTTCTACCTCTGCTTTAAAACAGATTATGAAGAAGGGCGAAGGGGCCTATTACTCCTCAGGATCCCGTCCGAACCAAACTGCGCAGTCGTGGGGGGTAGCAAGACTAGCGAGCGCCATAACCGGTGGGAAAGCGTCCGCCGTTGACTTCAAGATCATTGAGAAAGGGTGCTCGCATACTAAAAAGGCTTTTAAGTTGGCCAAGAAGAGTTCGAAGTACGGGCGCGCAAAAACTATGCGCACAAGTATATAAATGGACCGCCACCTGATTTTCTACTACATCGGCATCGCCATCGTGTTTTTTACGCACATCCAAATTCTGATGGGCAACTTATTCAGCACGCACGCCCTGCTCAATCTGTTCGCCGCTTCCTGTATCGCCTACTACTTCATGCACAAGGAGGGCTTTATCCGCGTGTAAAATGGATTTGGTTTTTCTAAGAAATAGGGTCAGCATTATAAATGAAGAGGGAGCGACCTGAGGACATCGAAGTTTCTGATGTCGAGCCCAAGCCTAAGAAGCCCCGCATCGTCTGATATGGACGAAGAGGAGCCCCAGCAGTTTTGCCAGGACTCGGATTCCGAAGATTCCGAGGACTATCCGTCCGACGAAGAGTCGCTTTGCGGACCCATAGAGTTCTGCCAAATGTGCGGAGTTCCGTGGGACAATAAAGAAGATGGGTGCGAGTTCTGTGAATCAAAGCTCGACTCAACATCCGACCAAATGGACGAAGATTAATTTTGAAACATTTTTTCATGAAAAACGGATTTATTGGTTTCAACTAAGTAAATAGTGGGGAAACCCCAAGACTACACCGCTCAAAAGAGCGCTCTAGTCTTGTCTAAACAGGACTGCGGAGTTAGGGTGTTCAGCGAAAGCTG